ATTGTAATAACGGTTCTCCAGTTCGCAGATACGAGTATTCTCGTACTCAGTTTTCGTAATCATCAGCATCGCAGCTCCCTCCTTTTCCACAATACTTCAGACGCATTAACGGTCTTGCTCCAACGTTCGCCGGACGTAAATACGCTCCGCACCTTAAACGCTGTTACTAAAAATCAAGCGCGCACTAAACAGTACGCACCTCATTTTGGGTAACAGCAGGGGCAGGCTTACGCCCGCCCCGCTATCTGATATAACTTACGCTTCTTCTTTGACCGTGACCGCTTCGAGGTCGTAGCCGTAGCCGTTGACCGCCTTCGCCATAATATCGGTCACGATGCTCCAGATGACCTCACCAGTGATAGCACTCATCACGCACGCCTTAGTGCGACCCTTGCCCTTGCCCTTGTAGCCAGACTTCTTCTTCGTCAGCACGCTCCGTGCGAACTCGAAGTCCGCAGGCTCCGCTTCGAATCCTTCGTGAATTGCGTTCATGCAGTTTCCGAGCAGAACGGTCAGGTTGGTGCTTTCGGTGAAATCGACCTTCTCGATTTCCTTCGTGGTTTCCCACGTCAGCGCATCGGTGACCGCCAGCGACTTGTGGATGTAGTCGCTGAACAGATATGCCGCCGCTTCGATCAGATTGTCCGCCTTGACGTCAGCGAACACATGCTTGCCCTTCTTCGTCACTGCAAACGCATCGAACTCGGGCAGATTGACCATTACATCCTTTTCGCGCAGGACGATGGTGGTCTCTTTGGTGTCACGGTTGGTCTGCTTCTTCGTAGCAATCTGGGTAATGTCACGCTGAGTCAGAGCGGTCAGAATCGGGTCTTCAGCCTTGAGCCACTTTGCGAACTCCTCATGACGCAGAGCGGTGTTATAGACCTTGATGGACTCGTCTACTGCTTTCTGTGCCTTGGTCAGTTCTTCTTCTGTGTGCTTCGCTTTCCGCACCTTGTTCAGTGTTTCCAGAGCATCCTCGACGCTCTTCATTAACGTCTCCAGTGTTACCTTTTTCTTAGCCATGGTTTTCTCCTTTCGTTTATAGAACATTACATTCAAACGCAAGGACGACCACGCCCGCAGGGACGTGACCGTCCCTGACACCTTAAAAGGTGGTACATTTAATTGCACCACCTTTCACCTTATAGGACACGAGAAATTGAATTTGTACACCAATAATTGAAATCATCCTGTGATTTTTATTGGTGTGATTCAATTTATCCTGTCACCTTATAGGACACGAAAAATTGAATTTGTACACCAAAAACGAAAAAAAAAAAGACGGTCAATAATGACCGTCTATTGATTGATGATATTGGTTAAAATGTCATAACTTCGCGTCCTGTAATGGGGTCAATGTATACGCTATAATTTGCCGTATTGGTATCATGTACCGACTGTGTTTTGATTGCGTGTCCTGCCTTGAATATACTACCTTTGCACTCGATTGCTTTCGGCGTATATTCGTTGATGCTATACGTTACAACGTCGGCGGTCTCAATTTCGGCGGTTGTATATGTACTTTCCCATTTTGCGAGCTTTTCAGCAATTTCGGTTTCCGTGTAGTCACGTTTCCGCAATAACTTCTCTGCCCGCTTCATCTGTCCGGCAATGTATGTTTTGCGGTTGACGTTTGGTGTTGTGCAATTATACGGTCGTACGGTCCGCAATGTATTGGTTGCAATATTAGATGTATAACCGCTTTCCCTGTCTGCGACTATTTCCACCAACAAGTCATGGTATTTTCCGATTGCCTTTGCAATGCGATTAACCGCTTTATAGTACGACGTACGACTTGACCATTTCATTGCAGCGCAGATTTCAGTAACCGTCATTTCTGAGTACATGATATATTCTAATACCTGCCCGTCGACCGTACCGACAAGGTTGCTTAATTGTAGTCTGATTTCCCTTGCGTCCTGTGTATCATCATAACATTCTGCGACAGGTTCAAGCGGTCTGCCGTCTGCGTCCGTTGGTGCGCTTGTCAGATAGTCTGCGTTGGTGCGTCTGATTTCCCTATGTGCAATGCGGTACATCATACGCAGATAGTCATGTGTGACGTCGTTACCATTGGCAAGGTGATATACTGTGATTGTGTCTGCGTCTGCGTCGATGTATACGCAGTTATTAACCTCTGCGACCGCTACACAAATTGCGCTTGTCAGGTCGCTATGTAATTCTGTGTTTATCCAAGGTATATAGGTCTCTGTCCCTGTCTGCGACCACTTGAAGACCATAGCCTTGTGTGCAATACGCTGTGCAATATTGATGATGCGGTTAGTGGTTGCGTCGGTTGTGTTGTTCAGACGTTCTGCGAGATACTCGAAATAGTCTGCCTTGACTCTGAAATCTACCCATTGCGGTACGTCGTTCTGTATTGCGTCGGCGGTTGTGCGCTGAATTGCGGTTATTTCGTCGGCGGTCAATACTGGGGCGGTTGCGGTTGCGGTTGCGGTTGTTGTGTTACTCTTAAATGCGTTGTACTTGGCCATTGCTTTCCCTTCCTTTCCTGTGTTGTTGGTGTTGGTTGTTGCGGTTGTTGTGTGATTGAATTTTGCCATTGTGATACCTTCCTTTCTGAATCAATGGTTTAAGTGTATATAATGTAGTGAAAAGTGTTTTTTCACTGTGTCCATTATATCAAATAGGGGAGTATATACAAGCCTTTTCAAGCCTTTTTTCTGTGTCGGGGAGTGCCTTTTTTTAATATCCCTATTTTGCAACGGTCTGGCCGTATGATTTCAGTTTGTTCTAATTCAGAAAGTTAAAATTGCCGGGTATTTTTTGATACCATGTGCTCCCAGGCAGACAGGAACGTATAATGTCGGTTCCAAAATTTAATACTCCCAAATTTGAGCCTCGAAAACCAGTGTTTCCAATCGATTCGGCGTTTCGGCCGTCCACGTCGCGATCTATACAGAATGTTGCCTACGCAACGTTTTCTGACAACTTTGGCGCTGATCCGCTTAAAACCTCCGCGCTGTACGCAGATCTAAAAACCTACATTATATATAGCTCTTATTTTCGCCTTAGATCTTTCCACGAATTTGTACAAAAAAGTTAAAATTCGCCGTTAAAACGTCGCCATTTCGTAACCACACCATGTTATAATAGTCGCGTAATCAAAAGTAATTACATTTAAGGGGGTATATTATGTATAGAACTAACCTTGCCGAGCAGCTTCGGCACACTGACAACGTGATTCCGTTCACGATTGTAGAGCGCGAAGAGCCAGAGCAGCGCCGCTCCACATCGATTTACAAATCAAACGGCGTCCTGAAGCCCACTGCCGCTGATCCAATCCGATCCATCGCAGACATTCATGCGATCCAGCAGTACTTTCTAGACCACGACCAGATCCGTAACTACACGCTATTCACTATCGGCATCATGTTTGGACTGCGTGCAGGAGATCTGCTAGATCTTCGCATCCATCACTTTTTCTTGCCGGATGGCCGCTTCAAGACACATTGCGACTTAATCGAATCCAAAACCCGCAAATTCAATAACCCGGCAATTACACCACAGATCCAGCAACTCATAACCAACTATTTAAAGACGCGCACCGACGACTACACGCTTGACAGCCCGCTGTTCATTTCGCGCAATAAAGATCGTAAAACCGGGCAGCCAAAACCGATCACGATCGCCATGCTCAACACCACACTAAAAAAAGCCGCTGCAGCCTGCAACGTGCCCGGCCACATTAGCTCCCACTCGCTCCGCAAAACATTTGCCTACCATATGATCAAGTCCAACCCGGACTCTGACAGCGCAAAATTTGCGGTCCAGACCATGTTGAACCACGCCGACTTTAAAACCACCCTTTCCTACTGCGGCATTACTCAGGAAGAGGTCGACAGCTTCCGCGTGGGCCTTGGCAGCTATTTCGTGGAGGCGCGCTAATGGACCAGCTAATTAACTTAAACACGACATATTGGGCGCGCATCAAGGCGCCAAACGGTTATCCTACCTATCTCGCGCTATGGGTAGACCGCGTGAGCCGCTCCATGGCGGATCGATATCCGATACTGCACACAACAACGACCAATGGGCGCAGCGAATCCTTCTATTATAAAGGTTATGTGCCGCCGCAAGATATGCCGCGCGACCTGCAATTAGTTGGGTGTATTGTGTTGGATCTTGAGCCGTTAGACATTCACCGCGGCATTGCGGCCGGCGCTGAAATGCCCAGCCCCGCTGCTTGCTGTCCCGCCATTGACCCCGCCGCGCTTTATGATTTTTTATCTTAAATCTTTAATAACCCATTTAAATTATTCCTGAACTAATCATGCGCGTAGCGCATGCTGCGGGCTTTAATGCCCGCACCTGCCGCGCAAGCGGCGTCCTGAGTGTGGCGCAGCCACACGAAGTAAATATAGAAAGGAGATGATTTTATGTGCGATGAACAGGAACGCATCATTGAAGGCACATTGATATACACCGACCCCAAAACCGGCAAGAGATATATGTCTATAAAACCACATTATTACAGCAGCAATGCCGCGCAGATCATATTATATTTCAACTTAGATGAAAGCAAATATATTACAGGTACGATCACAGAAGAGCCAGACGTTATTGAACTTGACCCACTTGAATTGGAGGAATTTCTTAAATGAAAAATATTACAATCGGTATCCCGCCTTACTTTTGTCCAAAGTGCGGACAGTTCCGTACCGCGCCGCAAACTGAGCGCAGTTATACTATTTGCGATTCATATGGATACAGGCCGGATCCTAAACTAGCTACCAAAATTGAGGGGGTCGTACGCACCTGTTTATTATGTGGCACAAAAGTACATGATACAGATAATTTAGTTTTTGATTTACTGCGGCGAAATATTATACAAAATTATGGCGTACAACCTTATATTGACCCCACTTAATCATTATACGACCCCGTAGCGCGCCGTAGAGCGATCACTCCCGGATTTTTATAGTAAAGTCAAATAACTAATCAAAATAAGTGAAATTATCTTTAAATCGCGTTCTACGCTTAATTATAAAAATAATATCTATAAAGGAGAGAAAATGTATTATACGACAGGCACAACAACCAGAGAGTCGTGGACATCATGGGCCAGTAATTATATCTACAATCAAACGGCTGTTAATACAGAAGACCCGGTGGTTTATGTGACATATCCAACATATGAAGATGAATTTTCTAAGATGCGAAATACTCAATTGAGATGGATGTCTCAGCAAAGTAAAGAAATACAGCCTAATATTAACCACGATGAATTAATGGAGTTTTTATAAGTTTATAGTGCGCATCTTAATAACTGAAATAAATAAAAACAAAATAAAGAAATGCGCCGCAAGGCGCATAAGCGACGACTGGCTGGGCGGCAGCCCACCGCCAGTCAGTCGGAGCGCTTTATTTAAATCTAATAATAATTATTTATATATAGAGTTTTATTACTCTATATAAATAATTATTAATATTAATTTGTTCTTTGAATGGTTAATTTACTTAACGTTTCGAAGAACGGGATGTTGAGCAAATTAACACTTTGAAGAACAGGATGTTGAGTAAATTAACACTTTGAAGAACGGAGGGTTCATGAAAGCGTAAGTTGGGTTGAGTAAATTAACGTTTTGAAGAACGGTGATTTTAAGCCAGGTTCATGAGAGCGTTAAATAAATTAACACTTTGAAGAACGGGAAAGGAGTGATGCATTGTATAAATTTTCTATCAGGAGCCACTTTGTGAAAGATGTAGATCCGCTTCATGATACTACGCTATCGTATCAATATGAGCCGGATCTCGACCCTGAAATTATAGAGGGGCGACTTTTAATGACTGTATTTCTATATACTCATAAAACGCCACTACATACCGTAACAACCAATATCCATCAGTTATTATCATTCTGTCATATGAAATATGGGATAACACATTGGAAAGGAAGCGCCGGGATAAGGATACTTCAAAAGGGTTTAGACTGGTTAAGTGAAAATGGTTATGTTGTATTTATATATGAAGGCGATGAATGTTTGGAGCAGCGGCGTTATCGTGATGTCATAGAGTGGCGCGTTGATCCTTCGCTGTTTGATATGTCGCTTGAGAATAAATGTTTTGACCCATTCATACAGATGTATGAACGAGATGTTACAGCTTTATTTGAATCAGATGTGCCGCATTTAGAGAAGGTGCTGCGGATATACTGTTATATACGGGCGTGCTTAAAAAGTAAGTCGCCGTTTGTGAGTATGGTTGCCGCGCGGGATATAGTGGATGGAACCGGATATTCTGCAGGATATATCAGCAAGGTCACGCGTTTTCTATGTGACGAACTTGGCGTATTGCATAGGGTGGCGCTTAACCGGACGTCGGAACAATATCCCCCATATATGTATATCGCCAACATTCCTAATTGGGAGCAGTATCTCAAGGAAGAATCCGCGGCGATCAATGACAGTCGTGGTGGTGTTCCGGTTAAACAGCGGACTGATCCGGCTCCAGCGCCAGCATCACCGCCTGAACCACCCGCTACACAACAGTCATCAGTTATAGATCAACAACCAGACCCGCCATCTAAGCCGCCATTTATTAGTGAGGGCGATCCAATACTTGTATTAAGCCAGGATATTTCCAACCCGGATGACCTTATGACCGCGTTTAAGTATGTATGGATGAATGGGCTTACACTTGAGTTATCGGATTATAAGCGGGAGAAGCTCACTGATGAAATCAATCAGAATATGAAGGATTTAGCAATCAGTTTTGGTATAGACCCGGCGCGGTTAGACGATAAAGTCAAGGAACAGATAAAAAATGTTGTATTAGCAAGGAGGAATTTAGGGATCAATTAGATGGATAACTACATAAATGAATACTGCGCGGGCTGCTTCTGGGCGGACCTGTGCAGTGCAGCCGACATGGAGAAGGCGCTCAATGAAGGCTGCGATCATCTTGATACTGGCACTATGGATGCCAGCTTAGAAGAATTAATGCAGTGGCGCGATGAGCTTGTGGATTTTCAAGGGGAATGGCAGGAATATATAGAATGCCGTGAAGATCCGCAGGAAAACGCAATGTACTAAGGATTAGAGAAAAGAGGTTATATGAACAAAGAAACTTTCGTTATTGTCATGCGCGCGGTTCATGACGCGCTATTTAAGTTACATACTCCAAACGAAAAAGATGAAGTTGAAATCTTAAATCATTTTATCAATACTTACATATCCATGATCGCCGGGTTTCATCAATACTTATATGAGAGCCTGCGAGTGTTTCTGCTCTCACATCAAGATGCAACAGATGAGGATTTTGAAGAGTTATACGATGCGCTAACTATTATGCCGGAGCGCGATGATCAGTAGGTGGTGATCGTATAGCTTTAGATAAACAAATTCATATGTACAGTGTTGACACCACCGCCTTTCTTACGCGCAAGGAATATAAGCTGAATTATAAGAAGCAAGAGCTTGAACGCGAGAAGGAACGTATCGACGAGCTTATTGAGCATCTAAAGATTGAAGTCGGCGGCATTGTGCACGATCAAGACCTGGCCCATCAGATACGGGAGCATATTGGCTATATGGAACTGTTCTTTTATGAGAATGGTGGATGCTTCACTGTCGGGCAGATCGACAAGCTGCTTCGGCTTAATGAGCGCTATAATATGCTTTGTCATTATAAGCAGCTCAAGAATGAGAAAATCAAAGATGTAAAAGAACGAATTCACGACTTGCTTAACCTCGCTATTGAGAAAAATGAGTGGCGGCAGCATAAGGTGCTTCGCCAGCTCCGGCAGAGTGCACTGGTTGAGAAGAATGTGATCTCTAATTTTGAGTCAACCTTGACTCGTATTCTTGGCATTGAAACTAATACACTCACCATGGATCTAATCACGGTTGAAGTATTCTATGAGGAGTGTGCGCAGCAGCTTATCAATGATGGCTTCTTATATAACGGCGAAAAATATGTGTTCTTTGCCGCTTCAGCCGGGCAGATACGCACTAAGCGGACGGTGTTCATTAAAGAATCCGTACTACGGGAACATGAAGATACGCTGACCTGTGGTCTGTCAATTGACGAGATTAACGCATGCGGCGGCATTAATGTAAATAAATACTTGGCTTACTATTCTCTTAGTAGCAGTGCTACTGACTGGTGGGAGGATTTTGACATTGATCGCTGCATAGTGGTACCGGACTTTGCATCTACAGTGCATGGTCTTGTGGATCACGTTGATGATGTGACGTATACCGTAGAGCGTAAGGCAATGGATATCGAGATTGAGCATACGGATGGTTGTGGGATGATGCTGCCGTCCGTAAGTCAGCACAACTTTATGATTCGCATGCCGTGGGTTAAAGGGTTGCTTGCAGTGTTTGACTTCCGCCGCTTCATTAATGAGCATGGATGCGAGCCAGTCATTACTGATGTTTGGGGTTTGGAACACAATATTATTGATGAAGATATACAGGTAATACTGACCAAGAGTCAAATGAAGATGAGTAAGTATTACCCAAGCTGGCAAGCCTATAAGGATAATTTTAAGAAGTATCATTGTCAGGCCGGGCGATGCAAAGAGGAAGAAGATTACATACCAGACGCGCAGATCAATTACCAGATGCTTCAAACCTTAACTGATATCAAGCCGGAGGAACTTGAAAGAATAGCCGGGCCAGCAATTCAGCGCATTGATGATGCAACAAAGAGTATTGCTGGGATGCTTGATATCATGCGGGCCACAAAGGATAATCATCATAAGTCGCCGCTTGAAGAAGCACTTTATCTATGTCCTGAGTTGCTTACCGATAATCATTGCAAGGAGACGATCACCGAGATCAAGCGCAAAATGGTGAATGAGTATCGTGCGGGCAAATTACCTGTAAACGGTAAATACACATTTGTTGTTCCGGATCTTTACGCCGCTTGTGAACATTGGTTCTTACATGAAGAACATCCGCGTGGATTATTGGATGACGGTGAGGTATTCTGCGCGCTCTACCCTACTGCTCGTAAACTTGATTGTTTGCGTGCCCCGCACCTGTATCGGGAGCATGCTGTTAGGCGTAATGTGATTGATAATATGACGGCAGATTGGTTCAGCACCGGGGCATTATATATTAGTTGCCATGATTTAATCAGTCGTATTGTGCAATGTGATTGGGACGGAGATACGCTTTTAGTAGTAAATGATAAGACTTTGATTAAAGTGGCCGAGCGTAATATGCAAGGTGTGGTACCGTTATATTATGAGATGAAAAAGGCCGAACCGGATATAATTGATCGCAGCAAGTTCTATGAAGGTATGAAGCTGGCATGGGCTGGTGGCAAGATTGGAGAGCCAAGTAACAATATAACTAAGATTTGGAACGAGGATGAAATTGGAGAAGACGAAGAGTTGGCGGTTAAGCTTCTATGCATGGAGGTCAACTTTACGATACGGAGATCTGTCGCCTAGTACAGCAATGTACTAGTGAAAAGGTGGTGAACCGGTAAATGCCGGGTGTGCAGCATATGCTGTGCTAACAGGGAAAGCTAAGGCATTTCATATACTTGGAGGTATATGAAGTTTATAAATAAAAAGACATATTGTGATAATTTTGGAATATATCAGATTAAAAATATATCGAATAATTGCGTTTATGTTGGACAGACAAAAGCTAGTTTTCAAAAACGATTTTGGCAACATAATAATTTATTATCACAAAATAGGCATTTTAATAAACAACTACAATATACATGGAATATATATGGGTCAGAATCATTTGTATTTGAAGTATTATATGTATGTAATGACGACGACGATATTGATGCTCTTGAAGAACAATATATACTGGACGCAAGAAATCGTACAACGTGCTTTAATATATTAAATGGCTCGTCTTTTAAGAACTCAAACGTTGGTGAGTTGAACCGCAGACGTTTGCTTGGTACTCAACTATCTGAGCAAACAAAACAAAAAATGTCTAAATCAAGAACTGGAAAGCGGCAGTATAAAAAACGGGATCGACTAACAGACGAACAAGCTATTCATGTTAAACAGCTACTCATCGATGGATATTCATCAAAAGAAATAATGAATTTAACTGGCATAGAATATAAAGTTATAAACAATATTATTTCATGCGATGCATATAAAACACTTTATGTAGATGGTTGGGATAAGTATCGTGAGAAGCATGATACTGATGTAAAAAAGAAAAAGGCTATAACACAAAAGTTACACAGTGATATAGTTGAACTGTTTGTAAAATATCAGATGCCAAAATCTAAAATTGCAGATTATCTATCTGTGTCATGGCATACTGTTGATGATCATTTGAAAAATGAAATGCTATGCTAATCCTGTGCTAAGCCTCATATGAGGAAAGTGCAACGACTATCCTAATTTTAGGAGTAGATTAGTGGTGAAAATCCACTTTTCGAAGTGCCACCCACCCTATTTAATCTAGGGTGATGATATAGTCTAAACCCCTTATAAATATCGGGAAACCGAGGGTATTATTTGTGACTTCGCTAAAACTCTTTATAAACCTCAGCGTCCAGATTGGGTTGATGATTTTCTTGGTCGCTACACGCGGAAGAAAGTCCCATATTTCTTCCAAGAGGCAAAGGGGAAAGAAAAAAATCAAGTCTCCCCTATTACCGAGTCTCTTGTTAATCAGCTGCGCAGTTTAATTAAGAACAAACGTATCAGCTACCATAATCTCGCGCCGTTTGATTATACGCTGTTAATGCATGACCGTACTGTTGATTATTGTGATATGCGGCTGGCTAAAACCTATGACGATCTAGCGCAGAAATACCATTTTAAGCTCGCACATACATATGACGAGGATGAAACGAATATCAGCTACATAATAACAGTGTGTATGGATCAGTTGAATGATTTAAATATCACTGTTGAAGAGATGATCGATCAACTTACTTATTATTTATTCAATAAGCGCAGTAAGAAGTCCCTATTCTGGTGCTGTTTTGGGGACAAGTTGATTGATAATCTGAAAACTAATCTTGACCGTTCGACCCGCTGCTGTAAAAAGTGCGGTCGGAGATTTAAACCGAGTGGTAATCATCAGCATTACTGCGGCGAATGTGCGGCTGAAATGAAGCGTGAAAAGGCAAAAATGCGTAAAAGAAAACAGCGTGAAAAAGCAAAAATAGCTTAAATGTGTCACGCTTTAGAGAACGTTGGAATTTCAACGATTCGGGCGATTTCCGAAAAATAAAACGTTGAAATTTCAACGTTTTTAATTTTTCTTACCACGCTTATGGGAAGAAGGTATAAAACTCTTAAAATATATACCCCTTTTTATCCCCCTTCTTTCTGATCCTTTTTCTCGATCACACCTTCTTCCCTTTTCTATTTATTATCGCGAGATGATCTAATGGTAAGAGGATGGCCTCATAAGCCTTCAGTCCGGGTTCAACTCCCGGTCTCGCAACCATAATCTATTAGGGATATATGATGTTATATCCCTATTTCATATTTTGAAAGGAAATGAACATGATTGAGAATATCACAATTGGAGATATCTCGGCTGTTTTAATATTTGCTGTTGCATTTATTGGTGTGGTATGAACAACAAGGTTGAGAAGCTCCAGCGAGAGAGAAAGATTTAACACGGTGATTCCGTATTAAATATATCGCCTATTTTTATATAGGTAAATTTTTACATGTAAAGGAGAAAATGCTATTTTAAGAATTACTAAAGATGAAGCACAATTCATTAGAGAACATGCGTCTGTTCCGCGCATCACGACAGTTGGTCGTAAGAAAAAGGCGCGGCGTAAGTCCCGTTATGTAGATGAATCAAGAGAGACGCTGAGTCTTCTTGAAGAGTATTATCGTATTCATCGCGGACAGAACTGACCATTTGGTCAAATTTAGAGAAAAGGAGATAGAGAAAAATTAGTTTTGAAATTAAACGACTTCCTGGCGAAAATGAACGGCAATATATTTGGCGGCTTGGTAATGCGAAGGATTCTGGCCTGATTAATTTGGATTGGGAGACTATTGCCGCGCTGGTCAACCGTGAATTTCGCGAGGATGAGAACTCATATTATGGTGAATCCGCATATAGGAAACCATATTTATGTGCGAAAAAATACTATAATGACGTATTTTCGCAGTTAGAATCAGACGAATTTATTGAAGAAATGCAGCTTCAAAAGCGTGAATTAGAAAAAGAGCGCAAGAAACTGCAAACGGAAAAGCTTGAGTATAATAGGTGGCTGCGCGAGGAAGCGCGTGATGAAATGATCGCAGAGCGCATTGGGGACGCAATCCATGATTTGCCGCGGCTAGATCCGCCATGTGGATCGCTGCAAAAGGTATCGCAATCAGAAAATAGTGCTTGGATTTTAGCATTTGGTGATGCTCATTTTGGAGCTGAATTTGAAATTCGCGGTTTATATAACGAGATTATCAATGCATATAATCCAGAGATTTTTTATGATCGTATGGACAATCTGTTTGCGCAGACACTCCATATTATTCAGAAGGAAAACATTACAGATTTATATGTGTTTGATCTCGGTGATCAAATCGATGGCCTACTTCGTATCAGTCAATTAATGAAGCTGCGTTTTGGTGTTGTTGAATCTACTATTAAGTATGCCGATTATTTAGCAAATTGGTTGAATGAATTATCAAAACACGTAAATGTCTATTTCAGACAATGTTCTGGAAACCACTCTGAGCTACGTTTAATTAACAACAAGAAGAATACTTTTGAAGATGAGAATATGGCGGCGGTCATCTATCAATTTTTAAAGATTAGACTGGCTGATAATCCACGTTTTCATATTGATCAAAATCAAACCGGTATGATATTTGAAACGCTGGCGGGCAATAACGTTATGGCGTTTCATGGTGAGGCTAAAGATATGGAGTCCGCTATGAAGGACTTTGTGCAGATATATGGTATTGATATCGATATATTAATTGCCGGACATTTGCATCATGCGTATAGCGAAACAGTTGGTGTTAATACTGATGTTATGCGTACGCCGAGCTTGATAGGTGTTGATGATTACTCATTGAAGTTACATAAAACATCAAACCCTGGTGCTACATTATTCAAAATTGAGAATGGCGCTGGGAAAACAATGGAATATCATATCAAATTGTAAATAAAGGAGAAAATGAGATGATGACTAGAAGCGAAGTGGTCCGCGAAACTGCTCGACGGACCAATTATACGATCGCTGTATGTAATGAAATCATTAGGGAGATGTTTGATATTATCGCGGACGAATTAGAGGGTCATGGTGAAGTAATAGTGCCCAATTTTGGTAAATTTCAATGCAAAAGAGTTGGAGCGCGGACAATTACTCTGCCCTCTGGCGAACGTGTTCAACGTGAAGAGCATTTAGAACCAAAATTTAAGGCATCCGATTCATTGCGAAGAAGGGTGAGATCATAATGAAATCCAAATATACGAGTGTGCTCCCAGTATTGCCTAAACGTAAATACTTTAAAATTGGTGATACTGGTAACGAAGTTAAGTTAGTGCAGGCGTTTATTAACTGGGCGAATAATGGAACAATTCGCAAAAAACTGAAATTAGATGGTGACTATGGAAAATTAACAGCACAGGCAGTTTCGTTCTTTGAAGAAGTACATGGCTTAAAGCAGGATGGCGAGTTCGGAAAGAAATGTCGCAAATTAGCTGCTAAGCTTGTTATGGATGATGCTTGGATGGCTGTTAATTGGGCGGTCAGTATTGCTAAAAATAATAGCTTTGCATACGGTACTGGCGATCGCGCTCATCATAATGGATGCTATTTCTGCGGAACTAATATTACAGGTCCAAAGAAGGCTAAGAAGGGTTCACGTTGGGAGAAGACTTATTGTTGTAATCCATTTATTCACGCTGCATATGCTCACGGCGCTGGTGTTCCAAAGATGCTCAGGGACTGCAAGCGAGCTAATGCTGCCGGGATGAATCCGTCTGATTGGACAAAATATGGATTTATTAAAGTTGGCAAATGTAAGAATGTGAAGTTTGCCGATCTCAAACACGGCGATGTAATTATTAGATCGAGTCATGTCTTTATGTATGTTGGTGGTAATCGTTTTGTCGAAGCGACCAGCAGCGGTGGTTTTGGCGCAGATTCAATTATCCATAAAAAAGGCATGAAAAGCAGATATAGAGAATATCAGAAAGTTTCATCCGCATATGTTATGCGGTTTAAATAATGATATAGCGAAAAGGAGGTGTGACGGTGCCACCTAAGAAAAAGGCCGTAAAGAAAGGTAGTATTGGGAAGAACGATAGCGGTGCGACTATTATCTACCGTTGCACGTGTTGTGGAAAAGAAAAAGAAGACCCGCGAAGGAATTTTTATAAAGTAAGCTACTCTATTACTCATCGCGGCAATAATGGCTATTCGCATATATGTGTTGATTGTATCAATGAGATATTTGATATGTATAAAAAACAGTATGATCAACAGGAAGCGGTTAAAATTTGTTGCGCATTATTGGATATTCCATACTATCGTAGCCTATATGAGTCAGTTGCGCGCCAAAATGATAAGTTCGCATTTGGCTTATATATCCGTCAAATTAATGGCACTCAGTATAACAACAAGACTTTCGCTCTAACGTTACACCAGGGTGAACTTGAAGTCACTAAAAAGGAAGCCGAAGAAGAAGCGGAAGAATTGTCTGAACGCAATTGGACGGTTGAAGAACGGCGTGCTAAGAATGAGGTAAAGAACTTGCTTGGCTATGATCCGTTTGACGGCTACGCGCCTAAAGTACGGCGAAAATTATTTACAGAATTACTTGGGTATCTGGATGACGATGAGGTGATCAGCGATAATTATAAGATCGCACAAATTGTCCAGATTATTAATAATAATGAACAAATCAATAATTATGATATCGCTATCTCTCGTATAGATATGAAGCGCGATGTTGATGATATCAAAACACTTAGTGGATTAAAAAAGGAATTGGTACTTGCCAATGAAAAGATTGCTAAGGAAAATGGCATCTCAGTTAAGTCGCGTGGTGATACACGGGCTGGAAAAGGCACCTTGACTGGTTTGATGCGTGATATGAGAGAGAAAGATATTCATGAGGCTGAGGTTAATTTCTATAATCAGCTTCAATCAGATTCATCTCGATGGGCTGTTGATGTAAGCATGCGAAGCATGTTGGACAATATTCAGCTTGGAGAGAATGATGTAAACGATATCATTGAGGATCAACGCAGCAGATTATTAAGTCTGCAGGACGAAAATGATATCCTAAAAGAAGAAAAGCGACTTGCTAAAATACGAGAAAATAAACTAAATGAAGATATTGAAAAGTTGAAAGGTCTGCTTGGTGATGACTTGCCAGCGGATTTTTTAGATGGCGGTGATGGCGATGGCGAAACGTAATACCCTTACCCACGCCCGCCTTATGATGTATCTGAATGATGCTAAAACGATTGACTTTTGGCGGCGTAATCCAGTGATTGCTGCTGAGGACCTTCTTGGCATATACTTATCTGATGCTCAGGCTTGGGTTTTAGCTTCAAGTTGGAATACAGAAAAAGCGATTTGGTCGTGCTCCCGTAACTGGGGAAAGAGTTTTATCATTGCAGTTTATTGTATTTTAAGGGCGCTTTTATATCCAAACCAAAACATTTATATTATCAGTTCGGTTGGAAACCAAGCGAAGGAGACATTCAGTAAGATTGAAGAGATTGTGCTCCGTCAAGGACGAACAAGTGAATCAATCCCCGATTTGAAGGACATCGCTATGGGAGAGACGGCGGCTGGTAATAAAAATCCAACCGGATTCAAACACGATCCGTCAAGTTATACAGTGTCATTTCATAATGGGTCTAAGATTATGACGCTGAATAGTAAACCAGATAACGTTAGAGGTAAACGTGCTAATCTACTGGTTTACGATGAATGCGCATTTGTTGATGAGGAACTCATCGTTGCAACAACCCCGTTTGTAACACAGGATGCTACGGCGAAATACGGTAAGGATGCGGCGCGTGATAAAGATATAATGACGCGGCAACCATATAACCAAATCATTATGGCATCTTCACAAAATACTGTGGATGTCATGTTTTATACTGAATATAAATCGTGTGCCAAGCGAATGCTGGCTGGAGATAAACGAGTATTCGTTGCGGATATGCCTTGTGATACTGCAATGCAAATGTATCATCATGGCGAAGAGATTCCGGCCCTACTCTCGCAATCTGTAGTAGATGCAGAAATGGCTAAGAATCCAGATAAGGCACGGCGGGAATATTATAATAAACCGGATTTAACTGGCGGCGATAATCAAATCGTGTCATGGGTCACTATGCGGCGTGCTGAAAGACAGATACTGCCCTATCAAGAATGCCGCGGGAATAAGATTATACTTGCTTTTGACCCGGCGCGAACCAATGATAACTCAATACTGGGGGCTATGGAACTGGTTGATGACTCAGAATACGGTCTTTGCGGCAACGTGATCGGTTGTACGAACTTTGTTGATGTTGCTTCGGAGCGTAAATTTAAGCTTGATTCAAAGCTGCAACTCGAAGGAATTCGCGATATTATAGCGGATTATAACGGCGATAACCCGGATTTTGAGTATATTGATCAAATTTTAATTGATTCCGGTTCCGGTGGCGGCGGTAATCTATATGCTGATGCACTATTGGATGATTGGGTAGATCACAATGGAAAATCTCATCATGGTCTTATAGATATGACAAATGAGATGTATATCCCCTATCGTAGTCGCTATCCAAATGCGGTCGATAAACTGCGAATGATAAGTCCGCGTAAATATAGAACCCAAATGGTTGAAGAATTTATCGAGTTGATGAATTTAGGGGTTATACGCTTCCCATATGAATATAACGGGCAGGAATTTCTGCAGCTAATTGATGGTATAGACCCAAAAACTAAAGAAGAAGTATTAAAAACTTATCAACTATCTCAGTTTGAAATGGTACATCTGGATCAGATCGACCGTATGAAAACTGAGATTTGTTATATACATAAGAGTACGAATGCGGAAGGAACGAGTGCGAGTTATGCACTGGCACGCGAGAAGCAGAATACTATGCATGACGATAGATTCTATGTCATGATCCTAATGGCCCATCGTCTTTTTGAATTGCGCCGTGGAAAAGCGATGCGCACGTCCAGAGAGCAGGCGCCAAACTCTTCTGCATTTATTCAATTTAGAAAACCAAAATTATTTTAAGGAAGGAGGAAATATGCTTGGCTAAACGTAATGCTGCGGTAAACAGGCGTAAACAGTCAACACAACGTATTGTTAAGCAGAATGATCAAGCTTTTGCGCAAGCTCAACAACAGTTTTATGAAGCATTAAATGGCTTGCAGTTTGCAAATCTGATTAAGCAGACCAGTGTTACTTATACGCAATATACCAAGGAGAATTATCGTACATATATCCAAAACCCGCAGCGAAATGAGAAACAAATGCGCGAAATGTCGCAGTTTCTTGCTCGTGTATCGACTCCTTATGTGCGTATATTGAGATACTTTAGTGATCTGTATGCGTTTTATTGGAATTTAACTCCTAAGATTGATCCATTAGAAAAGCCGGATAGTGATGAGTTAATTACAAAATACACTGAGATGTGTAACACGATTGAGAATCTTGACCTTCCAGTTGAGATGCGTAACGTGATTTACTTCACATTGCGTGATGGTGCTTTCTATGGATATCTTTATGAGGATGATGATTCTATTTTTATTCATAGATTAAATCCGGATTATTGTAAGCCAGTTGCTATTGAAGATGGCGTATTCAATTTTGCTTTTGATTTGTCGTATTTTGATAAATATAAGGAAGCGCTTGAAACCTGGGATGCGGAATTTACGACTATGTATAACGCATATCAGAATGATAAGACTAATATGCGATGGCAAATAGTTAACCCGGAACGATCAATTTGTATGAAAGCTTATCCCGACTTAGATGAGGTCATTCCATTCTTTGTTGGTATGTTTGAGGCATTGCTTGATCTGATTGATGCCAGAACATTACAGAGGAATAAGGATGTTATCCAGAATTATAAGCTAATCTTGCAAAAGATTCCGTTTTTTGAGGCTGGCAGCGCTAAAGATTTAGATGACTTCCGGCTGCGTTTACAAACGGTACAGAAGTTCGCGGCTGAAATGGCCGATAGTGTACCAGAGGCAGTCGGTGTTGCTACTACTCCGATGGAAGTTGACACAGTTGACTTTAAGCCGGATGACAACTCTAATGATCTTGTGGCTACATCTATGAAGAACGTTTTTAATGATTCCGGCGTTTCGATGATGCTCTTCAATTCGCAGACATCTGGCTCAACTGGGGTTGAAATGTCGGTGAAGGTTGATACATCATTGGCATGGACATATGTACAATACCTTGAGCGTTGGGTGCGCCGTTTCATATCTTATCGTACATCTTCTATTGATTTCAATTTTGAAATCTTAGATGTTCATATCTTTAACAAAGATGCTGCGGTTGATCGCGAGGTAAAGCTTGCGCAATCCGGTGTACCTAACAAAATGAAGTTAGCCGCTTCATCTGGCATGTCTCCTGTTGAAGTTATCTCTAATCAGATTTGGGAGAATGAGTATCTGCAGATCCATATGAATTGGATTCCGCTTCAAACTTCCTACACCCTTTCTGGCGATCAAGGTCGTCCAGCAGATGGTGAGACTGATGATGTAACAGCGACAGATACGAACGGGACTACAAAAGATTCCGGCGAACAGCCGACTGATGAGCCAGTTGAAGGTGCTGATGAATAAGGGGTGATGATATTGTTTGTATATACGAAAAACCCGGATGTAATTGAGCGATTAGAAAAAGATGGCGCTCAATTACTACAAACAAAACAAGATGGAACCAAAGTGTTCGCTCTCTCCCCTACTTCGAATTATTGGTTCTTTGAGAATAAATCAGAGACCATAATTTCAGATAGATTGACATTTTAGCCAGCATTAGCTGGTCTTTTTATTTGACTTTGAAGAAGGGAGGGAAACGAGAAACCTTGGAAAAGCAAAAAATGTCTATCCAGTTTAGCTCTGCCCTCTCCGATATTATTGAGATTAACCCGTCTTTTGACGCGGCTAAGCTGAGGGTTGCGTATACTGGAAAGAATCGCAACAATACTTTTATTTCCAAAGAGACGTTTGAGCGCGCTATTCCAACTATGTTTAACGTTCCTGTCGTTGCTAATTATATGCGCGATAAGGATGAGATCGGTTCACATGATGGTGAATGGGTTAAAGATGAAAATGGTGATAGTAAGTATGTAATGATTACACAACCCGTTGGCGTTGTGCCCGAATCCGCACAGTGGTATTGGGAAGATGTGTCTGATAATGGCGTAATGCATCAATACTTCTGCACTGAGGTAGTGTTGTGGAAGCGCCAGGAAGCATATCAGAAAATAAAAGACAATGGCGTTACAAGTCATTCTATGGAGATTGAAGTAACGGACGGCAAGATGCTGGACGATTATTATAATATTAAGGATTTCAATTATACGGCGTTTTGTCTGCTTGGCAGCGCAAAGCCGTGTTTTGAAAGCAGCGCGTTATTCACCTTCTCTGATGAAGAGCAGGAGAATTTCAAGCTGGAATATACGCAGATGCTGAAAGAATTGAAGGAGCTTGGCGGCTCTTTCTCTGAAGAAGATAAGGAGGCTAACTTGAAGCTGAAAGAACTTCTTGAACAGTATTCTGTATCAATTGAGGATGTTACTTTCGACACTGATGGCCTGTCTGACGAAGAGCTTGAAGCCAAGTTCGCGGAAATGTTTGACGGCGAATCTGATGGTGAAGGCGCTGATGATCCCGCAGCTGATGATCCCGCAGCTGATGATGCTTCGGCTGAGGATGATCAAACCGAAGATCCTGCGCCAGCAGATGATGAAGGTGACGATATCGACTATGACAATGAGGAAGATGGCGGCGAAGGTGAAACCTCCATTAAGAAACCGGAAGAATTTGTTCTGGATTCCCAGATGAGAGATACACTTTATGCAGCTGTTCGCGACATCGCATCTCTGGAAGATGACTGGGGCGCTTATCCGCGCTACTTTGTTGCCGACTATGATGCTGAGGCAAGCGAGGTCTACTTTATTGATATGGCTGATGGCAAGCTGTATGGATGTGGATACACATTTGACGGCGATGATATCGTAATTGATGCGGAAAATATCGTACGCAAAAAGTACGAAATTGTTGATTATGTTGAAGGCAGTGGTGAGCAGATGTTTGCGTTTGATGGTCTGTTTGAAGCATTTAAGAATGCTTATGTTGCAGATCCGATCGATGCTGATGAATTTAAGCGTCTGCAGGATTTTGAAGCCAGCACGCTGAAGGCGGCGCGTGAGGCCGAAGAGTCTAAGCTCTTTGCTGAATTCGAAGATCAACTAAAAGAAAATGACAACTTTACAGACCTGAAAGAGCATGCTTCTGATTATACAATCGAAGAGCTTCGTAAGGAACTGTTTGCTTTGGTCGGTCAGATGAATTTTGCGGCTAAGAATGATAAGAAGTTCGCGCCGGGAATCATTTTTGAAGACAAACCAAAGAATTCATCCATGAGAAAATTGTTCGCATGGAAGGATAACGAATAATTAATTTATTTATAATCGCCTATCGCTCATTCATGTGAGCGATTTTTTATTGGAGGAAATTAAAAAATGGCAAGAACTAAGTATGGTTATGCCGAGAGTTCTGAGATTAAGGCCACGAATGCTGGTCATATTGTCAGCGGTGTAAACGCTGATAATGCGATTGAGAATGGTACGCTCTGGATTCTTGGCGAAAAGACTTCCGGTAGTGATGAAATTTATAAGGTTACAAAGCCTACAGCTACATCTGCCGGAGTATGGCTGGCTCTGTCCGCTCTGTATGCTTATGATACTTCTACAACTCTTGGACAGCATGAAATGTATCTTAGAAAAGAAGCAGGTGAAGCTGCAAGAATGTATGAGCTGGTTAAGTATGATAGATATGCTATCGCGGATTATATGATCACTGCTCTGAGCAGCACAACTGGTCCTGTTGTTGGAAATTATCTGATTCCGAAGACGGATGGAACTTATACTGAAGTTTCTAAGGGAACTGATCAGAGTCCGACCGATATTTCTAGTTACGGTTTCGTTGCGAAGATCAACAGTATTGAACACAAGTCCAATCTGACGATCGTTCGTATCGAAGTGGTGAAGAACTAAGGCTAAGAGCAGAAGGAGGTAAACATAATGAAAGAAATTACGATTCTTATGACCAACACTGCTCTTGGTAAGCAGGTTGAGAATTATAGCCTGGAAGATTCCAACACAGCTATTAGAAAGTATTTTGAGACTGAGCTGGGTATTCCGGAAGGCTGCAAGGATATGCGCGTTATTAAGAAGGCGCTAAGAAGGAATAAGGTTAGATTCTTTGAAATTATTGAAGAGACAGTTGAAAATCTACTGGTTTCTGGCTGGAGAGAGAATGAGTTCTTCCAGAGCTTCGTAGAGTTTAGAAATCTGGCTCTGGGCGAGACTAACCTGTTCTATGTGCCGGATGAGTCTATTCTGACTGTATCTGAGTTTTCTGGAGATCACAATGAGCTGATTAGACAGAAGCTTGGAGCTGGCAGAGAGTATCCGGTTGCTACAAGAGCATACGGCATCAAGATTTATGATGAGTATGTTAGATTCCAGATGGGAATCATTGACTGGGCTGGCTTCACCAACAAGATGTATGAGGCTATTGACAAGAAGATTAATGATGATATCTACGCTTCTTTCCTGCAGCTGGATCAGATCGTTCCGGCAAGCTTTGGCAAGACTGGCGCGCTGACAAAGGCTAATGTGCTGGATCTGGCTGAGGCTGTTAGCATTGCTAATGGTGGCGAGAATGTTATGATTTGCGGCACAAGAACTGCAATCAGTAAGCTGATGGGGCTGACTGAGGCTGGATGGATTTCAAACCAGATGAAGGAGCAGAGAAACACAACTGGTTCTGTTGCTTACTTTGAAGGAATCCAGACCATGGTAGTTCCAAACGTCTTTGAACAGGGAACAACCACTAAGAAGTACCAGGATGACACCCTGTTCTTCCTGCCGATGTCTGATGTTAAGCCGATCAAGTTCGTCTATGAGGGCGACATGGAATATACTGAGGATACTGAAAGAACTACAAGACGTGATCAGACCATCGAGGCTATGATTCAGTTCAGAGCTGGTATGACCACTGTATTTGGCAGATACTTCGGTACCTACAAGTTCACCAGCTAATTGAATTTATATATTGCGGGCGGGGTCTTCCCCGCCCTTTTAATAGAGAAAAGGAGTTAATATAAATGGCCGAAGAGAAAAAGACTAAGGCAAAGAAGTCAACCGCAAAGAAACCGGCGGCGAAGAAGGCGCCAGCTAAAAAAACTGCCACGAAGCCTTCTGAGCCAAAGCTAGCCGAAAAAAGCTTTGATATGAATACACCAATTCGTTGTCGCAGTGTTAGACAGAATGATCTGATTTACGTTGCATCTAACGGAATTACCTATACGTGGAATGGATTTGGCGATCTGCGCGAGCTTCCATATCAGGAAGTTGTGTCTATGAAAAGTAGACGTTCTAAATTCCTATATGAGCCATGGCTGATTATTGAGGATGATGATCTGTTAAACAGTAAAATGTTTGCTGGCGAATTCGATGATATGTATAAAATCTATAAAGAATTCGAAGATCCTAAGACGTTCTTTAGTAAGAAGCCGAGTGAGATCAAAGAAGTGCTAAAAAACGCACCAAATGGTCTGCGTGACTTAATCGTCTATAATGCTGGTAGGTATATTGACGAAGGTGTACTTGATAGTATCGGAGTAGTTAATGCGATTGATGATGTTCTTGGTACTCAATTAAGAATGTTACTGTAAGGAGGTGTGGCGCTTTTGAGCACTTCCTACAATACAATTTATACGTCTTTTTTATCAAAGATTGTTGATTTTGATTTGCCGGAGTTAACAGATGATGAGTTGAAAACATATTGCAATCGCTTTATGGAGTCTGCCATTATTAAGTTGCCGGAGATTGTAAATGATTTATCCGAGCGTGAGGTGCTTGAGCCTGAGATTATTACTGAGGTGGAGCCGACTGAGGAAGAAGAGCCTACAGTTGAGACGCCGGAGGAGCCTGAAGAAAATGGTGGAGAGCAGACAGAGACTATCGAGAAAACAACTTATGTTCTTTATTTAGACGAGTCTGCTTATGGTCGTTTTACATATACAGTGCCGGACTTAAAGAAGTTAGTTGCGAATGAATCAAGCTTCACGTTATTTATACGTGTTAGTAATTTTATTAAATTAATCACATTTACACGTGGTACTACAGAAACAAAAGATTGTGTGATTCATAATAATTTCTCTTGCACGATTGCTTATGATGGTGTCGATCAATTGGTGTTTTCCAATTTAAGCTCAAATGCGGTGAATTATAAGTTACTTTATATTACTTATGATACGCCAAATACCGAGCCAGTTGAAGAGCCAGTTGTTGATCCTACCCCCATTACCATTAATGACGAGATGCAGAATGTTATTGATAACGAGGGCGTTATTGAGGCAGAAGAAGTATTTACTGCCGATTTGACTGGCCTCGAAATAGAGATTATTGCATCTCAGATGGTCGTTGAGTGGATCAATAATGAGCTAAATAATACTCAATTAACTCGGATGTTTGTTGGTACCAAAGATGAATCAATGTCTTCTCAGGCTAATCATATTGAGAAATTAACAACTTTGAAAGAAAAGCGTCGCGCGGATGTATCTATGATGATCCGTGATTATGCTTATCGAGAATGGGTTAAGGAGGCGGTACAGTAATGCACACAAAATATGGAAATTACTCAAACCTCTCATTCTCTGATTATAAGAAATCCCTTATTGACCGTATATGGTGTTTAATTCCTTTGCGCGAAGAGCATTGCAAAACGATAGATCGCAATGTTGAACGTATTAATCGTGAACTTAATGGTCTACTTACTGTAAGCGGCGTAGAGGATAAATATATTATCACTGTTATTCATCTATTAGAGCATTCGGTACATGAAGAAGACTTCTCTGTGTATCGTTCAGACATCCTTCGCTGCTGTGAACTTGTTAAGAAGATCGGCGGTGATGATAATGTTTGAGGAATATAGAAATCGCATGGATCGTCGTGGCGGAAATATTCGTCAAGCAAATCGTAATCAATCCATTAAGATTATGGAAAATAGTTTTGATATATCACAAACATATCGCCAGGTTTTTATTGGCAGTGAAGATGGTGAGCCTGTAGATGCACGGATTACTGGAGGTTCAGCGACTACTATTCGTGGTGGTACTGGTAACTATGAAATTATGTTCCGTGATGGAGTTTATTATCCGGCTGGCACATATGTTTTTGTTGAAGATGCTGAAGGCAAACCGGAACCATGGATGATTATGTACATTTCAGATGATGCTATGTTTCCACGACATATTTTGCGCAAATGCAACTATCTACTCAAATGGAAGAATAGTAGCGGCGACATTATTGAGCGTTGGTGTGTATTCTCAGATAATCAGCGGCTCATTAACGGCGAGCGAAATGTAGATTGGAACAGGTTAATTCTGTCGTCTTATTCTACTGTAATTTACTTACCGTGTGATCCTGAGACGATTAATGTGAGAATGGATAAACGATTCCTCATCGACCATCCAGATGCTGAAGGTAATCCAGAGGCATGGATTGTCCGTAATAGGAATGTTAATTCGAAAATCTTTGATGGATATGATGGTGTAATCGAATTAGCGATTGCACGACATCAATTCAATCATAACACTGATAGCAAGGAATTAATGGTTGCTAATTATTATAGCGAAACGCCAATACCAGAAGAGTTTGACGATGATAATGAATATGAGATTAGAATTACATATAAAAACTCGCCTGATTTAAAAATGGATACTCCATTTAAGAATTATAAAGCGGAATTTCAAGTTAATGGTGAGCCAGATGATACGTTAACGGCTACTTGGGATGTGATTCTAAATGACGAATTTGCCGATAAATTCACATATGAGTCGGTTGGCAATATATTTAAAATTAAATGTTCATATGATGGGTTGATGATGGGTTCATTCATAAGAATTATTGCTGCCAATGAAGAACATGGCATTTCTGCTGAATTGCCCGTAAAGGTGGTGAGTAGTATCTAATGGCAAGTCATGATAAAAAAGTTGCTATGAATACAGAGCTTTACAATTATAAACGTAAAGTGATTGCCGCCATACTGAGCCAAGATGAGATTGTCGAGGCTTTAAATTCAGAAGAAGATCCAAGTGAACTTGTATACACCTGCGTATTCCCATATGGTGTTATCCCAGATACACAAATGGATGCCAAGTGTTATATAACGGTTGAAATAACAATGCCGCAGGTTTCCACGGTAAATTACTTCTTTAAGGATGTCCTGCTAGTCATCAATGTAGTCTGCCATAACGATTTAATGCGTACTGATTATGGAATTCCAAGGCATGATTATATTTCAGCTAAGATTTGTGAGCTGTTGAATTTCTCAACAGACCTTGGATACGGTGAACTTCAGCTTGTGTCTAATACTGAAGGCGCATTTTCAGAACGTCATTCTGGGCGTACAATGCGTTTTAAGACTTCCGAACAGGCGGCAGCTGCTGGATACTGCGCATAGGTGGCTATATGGATCAGCTGCTTTTAATGCGCGGGAATCCGTATCATATTTCAAAATATATCTGCATTAACAACCCTACAATTGGTCAAATAGCAGAATATGGCGAAGAAAATTATTGGAGCATGGTTACTGAAATATGTTCAACTTCTTACGATTATCGACTAATGCTTGAAGAGGCAGGAATCGACTATTTGGAAATTGATGATTATACCATGTTCCGTACTACATGTCATGGTTTAACACCTGATATGACAAGTATCTTAATCCCAGATTTGGATTTTACAAAATTAATAGCTGCACAAAATACTGATGGACGTATTGTGATGATCAATCAAGAAGGTGAAATCGTTCTCGATGAATTTATCTATCAGCTTATGGTTGATTACATCCGTAGTGTACACAGTATCGAGCGCAATTTTGAGATCCCAGGTAATAAAGCAGCGCGTGATGTTTTTATGTGGGAGGCACGTGAAGCACGGCAAAATGCCGGACGTAAAAAGTTTAAATCAATGCTTGCCCCACTTGTATCTGCGATGTGTAATTGTGAAGGATTCAAGTATAATTTTGATACTGTCTGGGATTTAAATATATATGTATTTATGGATGCGGTTAAACGTATTCAGAAAATAAATGCAGCAAATCACTTCTTGAATGGCATGTACTCAGGAATGATGGATGTTTCTAAGATGGGTAAGGCTGCTATTAAAAAGGAAACTGATTGGTTAGGCGAGCTTAAATAGCTCGTTATTTTTTTAGAAAGGAAGAGATTTAATATGGCTCTGAATATTGATAACCTTATTATCGATAGAGCGCTGTCTGGCTCCATGATCGATAGATCGACAGGCGAAGCACTGTACTCCCTGAACCAGATCGCTGATCCTTCGCTCGAATGTACTGGTGAACAGGTTTATGTAACTGACGCTGTTGGTGTTAGAGTTGCTGCGTTTGACCGTTCTAAGGAAGCTACACTGAGCGGAACCAATGCATTCTTCAACCTGGGTCTGGCTGCTACACAGTTTGGTACAAAGAAGAAGACTGCTGATTCTACAAATACTATTATCGTTCCGGTTAGAGAAGCGCACACTGTTGCTGCAAATCATACTGTGGAACTCGATAATACTCCGATTTTAACTGAAGTTCTGTCTGTAAACCTTGCTACTAAGGATGGTGGTATTACACAGACATTAACAAAGGCTGATACAGCTGCTGCTGGTAAATTCTCCATTAACGGTAAAGTAATCACTTTCCATACTGATATTGAGGAAGGCCAGAGCGTCATCGTTCTATACAGAAAGAATTCTGAGTCTGCTATTCAGATCGACAACCAGGCTGATGCTTTCACGAAGGGTGGAGAGTTCTGGCTTGAAGTTCTGTTCTGTGACATCTGCGATACTAACACTAAGTATCATGGATTCCTCGTCTTCCCGAATGGTAAGATGACGAATGAAACAACTATCGACTTCAATAATGAAGCTACTCATGGTTTCACTATCGAAGCTATGCAGGACTACTGCGACGTTGATAAGAAGCTTTTCTATATCGTAGTTTCTGAGTAATTTATCACTAGGTGGTGATTGCTCGTGGCTAAGAATGCAACTTGTCTTCTTTGCGGAACAGAGTACGAAGTTTGTAAATATTGCCAACGGACAAGATTATATACGCCGTGGAAAATCGACTTTGATTCTCCACGGCATTTTCAAATTTATTCTATCGTAACAGATGTCAGGAATAATATTCTTACGAATGATGAGGCTAAAGAACGGCTAGAGCATCTTGATGTAACACAAGATGAGGTCGCAACATTTGTTGAATCTGTGCAGGCAACTTTAAAGCCAGTACTTGGTATTAAAGATCAGCCTGTAAAGGTAGAAAAGATTGTTGTTCAAGATGAACCGCAAGCTGATGTACAACCGCAAAAGAAATCAAAGTCCTTCAGAGGACGTAAAAAATAAATATTCCGAGGAATGGGAAAGGAGGTTTTATAACTTATTATTGGCTACCCTGCCCCATTCCTCATTTTTTACTTTTTAATTTATATGGATAAATATATTGAAATTGTCATTGATTCTAAGCTTGTAGCACAATTTAATGAGGAATATTTTATCGAACATCCTCGTGCTCGCAATCCCAAAATTAAAGCCCCGCAACATCCAAGCATGAATGATTATTATAAAAGCAATTTTCAATCTGCAAATAAAATCAAACAGAACTGGAAAGAGTTTATTGTATGGTGTTTGAAAGATACTGACTTGGCTGGTTATAAGATTAATCGTTGTAACATTACATATACAACGTATTTCAAAACTAATCGCCGCCATGATCTTGATAACATTTCCCCAAAATTCATATTAGATGGATTTGTTGAAGCGGGCTTAATTGTCGATGATGATTATAAACATATTGAGAGCCTCACTATTAAGTGCGGCATCGATAAAGAAAATCCAAGAATGGAATTTCTGATTGAAATTTTAGATTAGGAGAATGAGAATATGAGTGAATTTAATACCGCTCTTGAATATGTAGAAGCGGCGTTAGCAGATAAAAAGACCATCGAGTTTGGCGATGACGAGTTTGTGCTTACAGTGAATGAAAATATCGATATTAATGACGTGTATAATGCCATCAATAATATCGTAGAAAATGTTGTTGAGCGCGAATTTGAATATGAGTTAATCGACCTTATGATCCCCTATTACCTTATTAGTCTTTTTACGGATATTGATGTCACGACTATTAAAGATGGGGATGAGGAATATCCAGATTATGAACAGTGCTATAAAATTGCAACAGTATTTAATTTAGAATACGAGCTCACACAGGTATCCCCTCTTGTCGCTGGATATATTTATTTAATGAACCAGAATATTTGGCGGCGACTTGATTATCAAAAGTCACAGGGTGCATATTTAAAGCGTGAACTTATGGATGCAATCAGCACATTCTATATGATCATGGATGAGCTCGATGAAGTTGCAGAGCAACAGAAGGATATCGATGTTGACGGATTCGTATCACAATTAAACGAAATATCAGAAGCTCTACAGGACTTAAACACACAAAAGTCAGAATCGCTGGCGGTTCTTGATGGTGGCAAAACATCTGTTGACCTTGCTCTACCAAAGAGTGATCAGGAAGAATAGTATGACGGTGCCTTATATAGCACTGTCGGGAAGAGGTGTTTAAAATGTCACCAGGTGCAACGATTGTATTAGCTATTGTATCGTCTAATGCCCTCTTCGGATTTATTCAATTTTTGATTACTCGGTTGTTTGACAGCCGCAATGTCATAAAGAAAACACTTTCAGCAGTTTGTTATAATCAACTTGCTGAAAAAATTGAGAAAAGTCTGGACCGTGGTTATGCCACACCAGAAGTCCGAAGAGATGTGACAGTGCTATATGAATCTTATAAAGAGAATGGATGGAATGGAGATATGGATTCGCGCATGACGAAATTCTATGCTCTTCCAACTAAAAATCTTGATGATATTTATCAATAAAAAAGCACTGTAATTAATTATAGATCAAGGGGCGGTTCCTAGCCGCCCTATTTTTATATATGGAGACAATGTAAATGGTTAAACTTCCCCCAATAACTCAGGAGGAATGGGAAAAGTGTAATGAATGGAATAGAAATATTATGGAGGAGTTCCTAGCCAATTCATTCCATTTATCACAAAAAAGCAAAAAGGCGTATCGGTCAAATCTTATGATTTGGTTTAATTGGGTGCGGCAAAATTTACATGATAAACCGCAATATGAAATTAAACCGCTGGATTACCTTAAATATCAGAGCTGGCTTCTCTCTATGGGGCACAGTTCATCTGATGTGGATAGTAAACGTGCGGCGATTTCATCGTTATGTAATTATATTGAAATGTATTATCTCGATGAATTTCCAAATTTCAGAACTTGTATTGCGCGCGGTATGAGCCGCCCGGTTAAAAAATTGGTTCATGAAAAAGAACCACCGACTAAAGAAGAAATGGAAATGCTATTCCGCGCTCTTGAAGAACGTGAAGATTGGCAAAAGCTCGCATATTTACGCTATACATACGACACTGGATGCAGGCGTGCTGAGAGTATCCAGCTTCTTAAAGAAGTGGTTGATTACAAGCCTATTGAAAAGGTCGTTAAAGTTAAAGATGAGAATGGCGATGAAAAGGAAGTTGCGATCAAATATTATCGTAGCAATCAAACGCGCTGTAAAGGACGCGGTGAAACTGGCAAAGTGCGTCGCTTAATATTCTCTCAAGAAACTATGGACGCTATAAAAAAATGGCTTGAATATCGTGGCGAAGATGATTGCCCTTATGTATTTGTGTCGCGCCAGAATGGAGAAGTCCAACAATTGAGTGAGAGCGCATTAAATAAGTGGTCTTCTGGTTTATTTACTCAACTATTAGGACGCAGATTTCATCCGCATATTTTGCGCGAAGCTCGCGCTACTATTGGTGTTGTTGAAGATGGTAAATCTGCTGAAGCTATGCAAAAGCTTTTAGGGCATGAATCCGTTGAAACTACTGTGAACCATTATATTATCAAAGAAGATGACGATGATGATATCGATGAGCTTTTCGTCTGACAACAAATTTTTTCGTGAGGACATTATATGGAAAATATCATTGTTCCTATTCCGGAGAATGTGGAGAATATGCAACTCCCCTCCCCTGAGTTGGTTACATTTTATAAAAATTGTGAGAACCGCATTATCTGGCTGGATGATGAGGTGGCTGATTATTGTTTGGAATATGGCAGGATGATTATTAATTGGAATCTTGAAGATAAGGGTAAACCAGTTGATGAGCGCCGTCCTATCCGCATTATGATTATGTCGCCCGGTGGTTCGTTAGAAATAAATAACGCTCTTATTGATATTATCAAAATGAGCAAAACCCCTGTTTATGGCTACAATATTGGTATGGCCGCATCTGCAGCCTGCTTTATTTTTATGTCGTGCCATAAACGATTTGCGATGCCACAATCTACTTTCTTACTTCATAAAGGATCAAGTCAGATGGGTGGCACATACGACCAGGTTGCCGCAGAGATGGATGAATATGAGCGTCAAATTGGTGAACTTGCTGTATTTATTATGAATAATAGTAAGATTAGCGAAGAGACACTTTCAAAATATCTTGGTGGCGAATGGTATGTTACAGCAAAGAAGGCGTATGAAGAATATGGTTTTGTAGATGAAATTATCACAGATATAGATCAACTGTATTAGGTGGTGATTTCTTGTCTAAAGATAAAAACAAAATACGAGTTTCTTTTGTTGGCGAAAATGCGCGGGATGTTACTGGATCAATGACGCATATAGAAACGAGTCATTATGAATTGCTTCTTGAATGTGGGCTTTATCAGTCAAATTCACCGCGCGAAGATTATAAGATAAATAGTGCTAAATTTCCTTTTAAGCCACGCAATATAGATTATATCTTTTTGAATCATGTGCATATAGATCATAGTGGGCGTATCCCCTCCCTATTTGCTCAAGGTTGTGAAGGGCGTATTATCTGTCCGCGTGGTACCAAAGAATTGTTTAGAATTCTTGCTTTAGATTCTGCATACATTATCGACCGAGATTGTGAATGGCTTACTCGCACTGGTATGAAGGCGAGTCCGTTTTACGGATCTGCAGATGTGTATGCTGCACTTGAACATATAGATGAATATGATTTTGGCGAAGTCATAAAATTAAACGATGATATATCATTTCGTTTTGTGTCATCTGGCCATATTATCAATTCAGCACAACTTGAACTCTGGATTACTGAGGGTAATCAAACTAAGAAAATCCTTTATACTAGCGATTTAGGTAGTTCAATTCCTAAATATTATATCTCACCATTTGAACCAGTTGCTAAAGCAAATCTTGCAATTTGTGAGTCAACGTATTCAGATGATATGCGCAACGTCACACTCAAAGATCGCGAGACTGATTTGGCAAAGATAGAAACAGTGGTGCGTGAGATTTGCTTGGAGAAAAAAGGCAAGGTACTCTTCCCAACTTTTTCATTAGACAGAACGCAGAATATATTAACGTTTTTGTATGAAATGTTCGCTGGTGATAATGACTTCCATATTCCAATATTGATAGATTCGCCACTTGCCATTAAAGTCACGGCAGCTTATTTAAGATTATTGCCGGATGATGATAGGCGGCGACTTGAATCGGTGTTGAGTTGGGAGAATGTGCATATAATAAAAGATTTTCAGGAAAGTCTGCAATATCAGCAGTCTGGTAAGCCGATGATCGTTCTTGCGGCTAGCGGTTTTATGCAAGCCGGTCGTTCTAGGGCGTGGGTAAAAACGATACTCCCAAGTTCAAAGTCACATATTGTATTTATTGGTTTTGCATCTGAAGGTAGTTTGGCTGGCAAGTTGAAAACTACTTCTGCGCATACTATTACAATTGATAAGAAGCGTTATGCTTGTAGATGTGGAATCAGTAATTTACACTCATTCTCTTCACATATACAGCATGATGATATGTTGAAATATTATAGCGATATTGTGTGCGATAAACTGTGTTTAGTTCATGGTGAGTATAAATCTAAGCGTGTGTTTGCAAAACAATTACAGGAGGAAATTAGTCGTAAGAATAAAACTAATAAGGTGATTGTAGCGAATAAGTCTACGTCATTATTGATTTAAATAGAAAGGAATGGTGGTGCTTATGGCATTACCGAGTAGTTGGCAGAGAGCACTCAGTAAAGTTGTTGGTGAGTCTTTAAGAAATAATTCTGCTGGCGGTGACGGCTTAACTACACCAATGGATATCGGCACATTCACATCGTTAGTTCATGGTTTATTAATACAAAATATTATGGCTTCGGTAATGCCGGAAGGTGCTAAGCAGGCTATTATTAGTGCTGTTTCTGGGCCAATGGTTACTAGCGCTACCACTGGAATAATTCATATAGATCACGTAATAAGACCATCTGTGTTTGCTAATGGTGCTGGTGGTAAAACAAAGCATGGATCATTTAGTCCTAAATTTACTTCCGCTGATCTTGTGATGGTGTATAACCAAAGAGGTGCCCCAGGACATGGCTATTATCCGGTCGGTGTTTATGATACTGGGCGTGTTAAATGGGCACGTATGATTGGCATTATGAGTGTTGCTATTAATAATAATTTTTTAGAGCGTACTGTTGCTGAAGGAAATGCTTTAAGTCCTTATGGCATTGTAACAATGGTGTAAAGTGAGGTGAGGGAAAATGCCAGATATTAAAACAAGAGTGTTGGCCGATACTTCACAAGCCGCTAAAACTATAGAAGATTTTTTATCAAAATATAATAATCGTGTTATTAATTTAAGAGTTAACGCGATTACAAAGGGTTCACTTGCTGGTGTTACAAAAGGTCTGAAACCTATTAAGAAGATGGTGGCTGAGGCTGGTAAATTTAAAGTTCAGCCAATGATGGATAGTAGATCTGTAAAATCAGTACGAAAAGGGTTAAAAGAACTTCAGGGTGCACAAGTTAGATTATTTAAGGATCGTGAAACGCAGCGTAAATATCACGAGACTATGGATCGTGCAGCCGCCAAGGATGCTAATAGAATTGCAGATCAGCAAACCAAGCATTATAGAAACAATCTTAAAGAAAGGGTTAAGGATCATAAACAGGCTGCAGCTCAACAGGCTAAAATAACTGAGGCGTCTGAAAAAAAACAAGCTAAAATATCTGAACAAATTCAAGAGCAATCAGATAAGAAGAAAAGCAAAAAACGTAAGGCAGCAGCCAAGGCTGAAGCTAAGCAAGCTGAGCCAAAAGCAAAAAGTAAAAATGCCGCAGAACAAAAAAGAAGTTCTGCCAAACAAGTAAATGAAAAGGCTGCAGCAGCAAGACGCTTAAAGGAAGTTGAATCTGCTTGGGCTGAGCGAAGAAAAATTTTAGAGGCAGAGTATGCCGCTCGTACAAAAGCTGAAAGTAAAGCGGCTGAACAAAGCATTAAAACAAATCGCAAGAAAAATGAACAAATAGCTCGTGATAATAAAAAGGCGGCTACAGCCGCAGCTGCTGCTCCACCGGGAGGCGGTGGCCCTTCAGAACCACCTAATAAAACTGTTGCTAAAGCGCGTCAGGAAGTTAATAAAACTCTTAAAGATCTGGATAATGAAATAGCTCGATATGACAAAATGCTGGAAGGCCCGCATCGTGATTTTATGAATCCTGATGCGAAACGAGCACTAAAAGAAGAACGTCAAGCGTTGCGTAATCGTAGGCGCAATGCTAGAAATTTACGCAAGGAACTTCTTGGTAGACCAGATGACACTGTTATTGATAGTAAACTTGCGAGACGGGTTGATCGTCATACTGGACGTACTAAGACTGGTATTAGTGACGCTAGCACAGTTCGTGCTGAAAACGCTGATTATGTAAAAAGTGCTATTGGCACGCAAAAGGCGCGAGCTGCTGAAGCAAAAGCAGCACAGAAAGCAGCAGAAGATGCAGCGGCAGCTGAGAGGAAAACCGAACGTAAGGCTTTTGAGGATCGTTTGGCTAGACACGCTGCTGAAAAAAAAGAACGTGAAAAAGCGATTCAAGAGCGTTCAAAGCAAGCACAGAAAGAAGGTTGGGCTGAATATCATGCTGCTGAGCAGCGCATGAAACGTCAGCAGAAACTCACACAAAATGCGGCTGATGAAGAACGTGCTCAACAAAAGCAGCGTAATCGTGATGCGGAAAATATTCGCAAGCAAGCTGAAAAGGATGCTCGCTCTATTTATAATCGTGGGAATGAGTTAGATAGACGGACTGGAAAAGGCGGCGAATGGGCTGGGTTATTATCTGATAAAGATATTGCTAAGCAGAAAAAGCTTGTTTCTGATACCCTTGAATTAGATAAAAAGCTTGCCACTTTAAGAAACGCAACAGCTGGTCGAAATGTTACAGCGGCCGAATATCAAGAAATGGAGCGTCTTGGTGCCGCTATTAGTAATAATAATGCTTTGATGAAGCATTATGATAAAACTAATCAAAGTCATATAAAGACTGCTAAGGCCGAGCTTAAAGTACAAGAACAGAATCAAAAGGCATGGGATAAACAGGCTGAAACATATCGCAAACAGGCTGTGACCAATGCGCGCAATATTCAATCGATGTCGCGCACGTTTAGTAATAATACTGGGCGTGGTGGTGCATGGGAGAATATGCTTACGGAGCAGCAAAGACAATCTTGGCAAAAGCAAATGGCTAGTGCGACTCAAGCCAGACAGGAGCTTGCTCGGTTAAACACACAGACTCAAGGCCGGAATGTTACGCAGTCACAAGCCGATGAATATAAGAAGTGGGCAACACAACTTAATACTGCAAAAACAAATCTTCAAGGTTTAACTAAAGTATATACCGATCATGTCAAGGCTTTGAACGGCCCGCAAAACGCGGCGATTTTCTACGATAAGTTGGCTGCTAAGATGTCCGATTATAATGCAAAATTCGGGCATAATTTACAACGCAACCAGCGCTTAATGGATCAATTCAATACCTTGCAGATGCGCGCGAATAATGGCGACTTCGCAAATATTGGAGAGGCTAATCGTCAATGGGCTACATTCCGTACCGAAGCGCGTAAGGCTGGCGTTGAAATCGATTCTTTTGGTTCTAAACTTCAAAGGACATTTGGTTCCAGAGTGAGATCCGCTACGGCGGGTATGGGCGTTTATATGATTCAAAGCGCATTGCGCGGAATTGTAGAGAATGCCAAAGAAGTCGATACGGCGATGACCGAGTTAAAGAAGGTTACTACTGGAACTGATAAGACTTACGAAGATTTCTTAACTAATGCTGGAACGCGCGCACAAACTCTTGGTGCGACGCTTCAGGAAACGGTAAGTGCAACAGCAGATTTTGGTCGTCTCGGATATAACATTGAGGATGCGACAAAGTTAGCGGATAATGCGCTTATCTATCAAAATGTCGGTGACGATATTGAAAGCATCGATGAGGCGTCAAAGGCGCTTATTTCAACGATGCAAGGGTTAATTAAAGCTCTTGTAAAACAGGGTGAATTGCTGGAACATCCTTAGAGCTCTAATACTACAACGTGGTTGGAAACGACGAGCGTGACAGTGTGAAAAATTAGAGATTGGACAATCAGCAGCCAAGGGCCGTATAGGTCAAGGTTCAACGACTAAAGCAGATGCTTGTAGGGTGGAAGTCCACTCGAAGTGCCCTGCTCTTTTTATTTTAAAGAGAAGATATAGTCTAATCTCGCATGAAAATGTGAGCAGTATATATATCATGGGAAGGAGTATATGTGGATAATTATTGTGTTTATATGCATATCTTCCCCAACGGTAAAAAATACATTGGTATTGCTAAAGAGGATAGATTGTTAAAAAGATGGGGGTCTAATGGTGACGGATATCTCAATAATAGACAATATGCTATTGAAAATGCAATACGTAAGTATGGTTGGGAGAATGTGCGTCATGAAATTTTATTATCAGGTCTTTCAAAATCTGAAAGTAAAATAGCTGAAATTCAATTAATTAAAAAATATAACACTTTTGGTGTTAATGGTTACAACATGACACCTGGTGGTGATGATCGCACGTTTATGTATGGAGCTAATAATCCATCGTCTCGGCCAGTCATATATCAGAATAAAGAATATGCAACTATGAATGATTTTTGCAAAACATTCAATCTCAAGATGCCTACGGTATCAATGTGGTTAAATGGGAAAGAGCCAATGCCAAAGATATATTACGAAAACGGACTACATTTTAAAGGCGAAGGAATGAATCATTTATATGTGCAGAACGGACATCCATCTGGGAAAAATTCACCAACTGCAAAAGCTATATATTTTAATGGCGTGAGATATGACACATTAAAAGAATTTTGTAAGCATTATGGTGTTACAAAAGATACAGTACGCGGATGGACTATTGGTAGGACGGCTATGCCACGTTATTTTTATGATGGTAACTTGCATTATGAGGGTGGCGATCTATCTTTAGCTAAGCGTAGTAAAGTTAAAAATAAATTTGATGATATATATACGAGGCTGAATTAACGACTCAGCCTGAATATACATGTTGGTATAGAAGCTGAGAATAGTACTTCTATTGTAGATAAATTTAATGAGGTTGCGAATAACTATGCTTCCTCAGCCGGAGATATCGGCCAAATCACTCAGCGAAGTGCTGCGGCTATGTCGGCGGCAGGCAACTCCTTAGACCAGACAATAGCTTTGGGAGTTGCTGCGAACGAAGTTCAGCAGGATGCTGATACAGTGGGTACGGCTTTAAAAACCATGAGCATGCGGCTAAGAGGTTCTAAGACTGACATGGAGTCCATGGGCCTCGACACGGAGGGTATGGCAACATCCGTATCTAAACTTCGTGATGAAATATTAAATTTATCCGGCGTTGATATAATGCTGGACGAAAATACATTTAAATCCTCTTACGATATCCTTATGGGTATCGGAGAGGTGTGGGATGGTCTAACAGATATTAATAGAGCGAATATCACCGAATTGTTGTTTGGCAAGAGACGAACAATTGTCTCGATATACGGTGACGTATATTGTAAAACACATCTAATTGCAGGAACCTCCTTTTGGGACAATCTGCAGCGAAGCAAGCTACGGCTTGAACGTTCAACGACTAGGGAAATGTCATCCCGTACAGCATAAGCTAATGATGCTGGAAATGGTGTGCCCAGCTTAACGCTGGTGAAGAAATAGTCTGATCTGCGGCGAAAGTCGTAGGAGTTAATGATTTATATATACTGATACAGATTCTTGCGCGCCTCTTAACAATGCGTACCATGTGAGGGTTGCTATAAGATATTTTATTAAATCATTGACCGGCGTGGATTTGCGAACCACGTTGAACATAAATGAAGCCAATATCGGTACAGCCATCCTACAAAACTATGAGCGTGCTCAAGAAATTCTTGAGACCTCGCAAAATTCTGAAGGTAGTGCCCTCCGCGAAAACGAGGTCTATCTGAACTCTATTCAGGGTCACATTGATCAGTTGATCGCTAAGTGGCAGACATTCTCTGTTGCCCTTGCCGACTCTTCCGGCTTCAAGGCGATCATTGACGGCATTGGCGGCGTAGCCAATGTTCTTACTGGATTGATCAACGCTTTTGGCCCTGGGACCATGTTAGCAACGCCGCTTATGGCGATGCTATCCAAAACTTCAAACTCTGGTAAAGTTTTAAATATGCCCTCTTACGGTGTAAACCGTAGGATGTGGGCGGCTTAATATCGGCCGCCTAAGAGAACTCTCAAATTGCTGGAAAAAGCTAAAGCTCGCGAGCCAAAGCGGAGTTGGAAACGACAAACGTAATGGCGTGGAAACACGAAAAAATCGCGAGATGGTATATGCTGAGAAAAAAGCGTATTCTATTTCCTCCAATAGTACTTATATTTTGATACTATTGGAGGGAATAAAGTATCGTGCTAAGTACCATTCAACAATGCTTAATCAGCAGCCAAGTCCCCTACCCCATCGGGTTCGCGGAAAGGTTCAACGACTGTAAGGGAGTTACCAGCTGGTCACTGGTTAATAGACAGTCTGACCTATAGCGAAAGCTATAGAGGGTAGTTAAATGCTACCCCGCCATAATTGAGTATATAAAAAAGGAAGGCGTTGCACGGGAGGTTCCGATCAACGCCTAATATATTGTTCATGAAAACAATTCATGATGTGGATATTATACAGCATAAAGATTACAAAAGCAAATTACTTGCCGGGCTCCCATTGGTGACCGCAGTTTTGGCAGACGTTGAGGACTTTATTCGCCCCTACTGCTCCAGCCAAAGCACCTTCGGGACCAGCAGCAATTACGCCAGCGACAGCTTTGCCTACACCAAAACCTTGTTTCACTGTGGATATGGATTGAGAGCCACATTTGGGGCAAGAGACTATACCTTGTTGCTTATTCATATATGATTGAACTGCAGTTGAACCAGGGTTTGGTTCCATGCCGCATGCGCGACGAGCAATGCGTTTTTCATCTTCATATTTCGCAGGAATAAGCTTGGTATTGTTTGGATTTTCGACATATTGTTCCCAAACAGCTTTATACATGTCATAAGTTAGAGCTCTAATGGTATCTGGTCGTCTTCCATGAATTTTATATGAATCTAATTCTTCATATGTGATTGTTGTTGGCAATAATTTAGGCCCTATAATTGGTGTACTTTTACAAATACAATGTTTTTGTTGCATGTAGTCACTGCGATCTACAACGCGCCCACAGTATGGGCAATAATACAAATATCCCATTTTATATACCTCCATATATATATTATATCATATGGTATTTGAGTTATGGTTATTAAAGTAACAGTGTGTTATTTCAAACTGTAGAACAGATTAATGCAAAAACCGGAGATTCAAGGCAAGTATCTCAAAACTTTATTTCTGCTAGAAAAACAAAGGCAGCAACAAATGCATATTATTCAGACAAGAATAATCAATATGCTTTGCAAGATATGTCTCGTGCTAGACGAGATATGGAGCATGCGGAACGTCTAAGGGCTAGAGGTAATGCGGCTGGTGCAGCTGAAATTGAAGCTAAAGCCATTAAGGATTTAGATACTGCTTATCAAAAATTAGATGATACTGGTAAAAAATATGGTAATCAGATAAAGGATCGTAATACAGATTTATCAAAGCATCAAAAAATTATAGCAGACTGCAGTGAAGCAACTGATAGAATGGCGCAATCTCAGGGCAAATTAAGGAGTGGATTTGCAGCATCTACTATCTCAATGGCTAAAAATATTGGCGCAACAATGGCTATTGGGACTGCTATTGACCTAACTATGAAGGGTTTTGATACGCTTGATAAACATTTCCTTCTTACTGCCAATGCACAGAAAACTGCAATGAAAGATGTTGTAAGTGAGTATAAGGCCAGTACTGATACTTACACAGAAAATATAAACACAATTAATTCATTATCTGATGAATTTACAACTCTTTCTAAAGGCGTTGATGCGCATGGTAAAAATATTAGCCTTACAGCCGAACAATATGCTCGGTACAATGAGATTGTCAGCCAACTCGTTGCTACTTCGCCACAATTAGTTAAGGAGTATACTGCGGAGGGCAATGCTGTCGTAGATCGCAACAAGGCTATTCAAGAGGCTATTGATCTGCAAGAGTCTTATCGTCGCAGCGCTGTTGCAAAATATACTTCTGATGATAGCATGCGAGCAATTCGTCTTGGATCTGCTGCAGAACGTCGTGAGATTCAGGCTGACATGCAATCCGCGGCAACTGAGCTCGATAAGCTTATGGGCGAAGGGACTGGTCAACGACGCACCACTTCTGCTTTTGGCTTAACTAAAGCTGGCGCTTCTACAGAAATTAAAGCAGTTAAGGAAATTAACGATGTTTTAGGTGAAAATGTTGATTTAGAAAATGCTTCTGCGGCTACGTTATTGCGTATCGCTGAGCGTCGCGATGAGATAATCGGGAAAGTGGAAAAATCAACACAATATACCGATAAAGAAAAGCAATCTATTAAAGATTCCTTGTCGACCATTTCAACTTTAGCTCCGGATTTAGAGGCAACATATCAAAGCACTATAGACGCATTACAGACATATGTGTCTAGTGCAGATGAAACAGGCGTTTCTATCGCATCCTCTTTGCCAGAAAGTATGCAGGAAAGTTATGCTGCTGGTTTAAAGAAAATAGCGATGTCTGGTCTTGGAGATGCAGAAATGAAAACTGCTGCCAAGGATTTGGTGACGGATTTACAAAAAATCTATTCATCAAATGAAGGCGGCTTTAGAGATGCTGAACAAAACGTTGAGAATGCAAAAGAAAAATTCCTTGGTAGCGCAAGAGATAAAAATGCGGTTAAGGAATATAATGATAGTATTAAAGAATCTATAGGTACAATTGATCAGTTAGCGGAAAGCTATCGAGCTGCTGGCAATGATTTTCTTGCTGATGCATTAGATGCGCGTTCATTAGAACTTGCTGATTTTGGGCAAGAAAACATCCTCACCCTTGCAGACGCCTTCAACCCCCTCATCGACAAAATAACAGAAGCGCGTACCGTCAAAGAAAAATTTGACGCAGCGATGGCTGGCGGTGACTATGATACCACCGTTAATAGCTATAAAGAAATGTACGACTCCATGATGGATGGTTACAACAATGCTGGTAACGGTACACAAGGTTTCTGGAATTTTGCTGAGCTGACTCTTGGACAAACAGCGCTTAAAGATTTTGGCTATGACATAGATGCTGTTAATGCGCGACTCAAAGAGCTTGCTCCTGTCATGGAGAAAACTGAATCTGGAACAAATGCCTTCTTCGATCTTCTTGCGGCTAATCGCGATAAACTTAATGAGATCGAAGGCGTAACGATTGCGGAAGATGGATCGTGGGATATTCCAGCTGAAAAGTATGGTGAAGTTGCACGACAGCTTGGTATTGCCGAAGACCTTTTAGTTGGTTGTGTTGATAACGCTCGCCACTGGGCGGACGTTAAGCTTTGGGATAGTCCTCAGAAAGCTGTTAAAGCCATCAAAGATATGGATACCACCTTCGAAAGTGCCGAAGGCAAAGCTTATGCATTTTACGATACCGTGGCGCAGCAGGCGCAACAAGCTGGTTTAAGTGGACAAGAGTTTACCGAATATATGGACGAAATCGGTAAAAAGGTTGAACTTATTGATCTTAGCGCTCTTGATTTTGATCCAAATACCACAGAGGGCACTAAAAAGATCAACGCATTAGCTAATCAACTCACAAATATGAGTGATTTGGTCGGCACCAATGGCAAGCTCGATTTAACAGGCACCATAGCTATGTTTAAGCAGATGGGTGCAACTGCCGATCAAACAACGCACGCCCTTGAAAAATTCCGTGAGAACGGTAATTTAGATATTGGCGAAGGTGTTGATATCGGTGATACGGTTACCCAGGCATATGGAGAGTTAGAGGCTAACGATCCATTCGCTAAAATGACAAGTTCAGTTGATGGCTTACATAATGCTATTAACCAGTTGATTTCGGCCATGGGGATGGTGCCTGAAGACTGGATGAATTTAGATGGTATTAACCAGCAAATTAAAGGTCTAGAAGCTGCTGGCGACAAAATCAAACAATCAGATATTGATGCTGCCCAAGCAGAAATTGATGAGAAAAGAGCTAACTTGGAAGCTGCAAGGTCATCAACGACAGACACTGATGAACTTACTAAGATTAATAATACAATTGCAGCCCTAAATCAACAGCAAATTGCTTTAGATCAATTACGTGCACCATTAGAAGGATACACGAATTTACTGCAACATGCTGCGGAGACCGGAGATCAAATAGGTTCTGACGGTCAGTTAGATCAAACACTTCGAGATATTGGTGAAGCAGCACAAAAGAGCGGCCAAGATGTTGATCAATATATTGGTTCGATTGCGAAAAATCGGCAAGAAGCTGACAAACTTCGTCAGGCATATCATCAACTTGAATCTCAAACAGCTGTAACTGATGCCACTTCTTCTGTTGCTAATGGAGCCAAACAAGCAGTTGATTCTGCGAAAACTGCTGTACAAGGTTTAATGTCTGGCTTTGGACGTACTGAAGCCGACGTAGATGTCAATGTTGATGACTCTGAAGTTGATGACGCCGAGGAAAAAGTTGATGATCTTGATGGCAAAGATGTCGATGTTAATGTTGAGGCTAGTGCAAGAGGACTTGATAGCACCTTGAAGCAGATTGATGGGCTTAGTGATGAAGATCGTAAGACTGTTGTGGATGCTTATGTTAAGGTACATCAAGAAGGTGAAGACCCTCAAGTTTTACAAGATGCTATTAATGCGTTGCCGGACAATAAACAGACTATTGTCGGTGTTACGGTTAATGATGCTTCCGCTAGTTTAGAGGCAGTGCAAAGTGGATTGGATAATGTTGAAGCAACTACTCCGTCTCCGACAATTGCTGCAACAGATAATGCGACAAGCGTTATTAATAGCGTACTAGGTGCTTTGGCTGCTGCTAACGGACGAACAGCAACTACCACAATTACTACTCGTCATGTCACTAGTTATGAAACTACAGGGACTCCTCCTAGTAAATACGCTGGAACTCCGAATCGTCGCGTCCCCTCTTTATACTCTGGTTCTGATAATCGTCGCCGTGCTGGTTCAGCAGCTAAGGGCGGTAAACTTGGCCCTCACGGTAAAGGTGGCCTTACCCTCACTGGAGAACTCGGCCCAGAATTAGTCTGGCTGCCGGATGAAGATACTTCATTCCTTACTGGTGTTCGTGGACCAGAAATGCGGGTACTTCCTGGCAATGCGGTTGTCTGGCCTTATGAAGAGACCAAACGCATCTTTGGCGGAACGGTATCTGCCGGGTATTTAAATACGCGGAATGCTTGGTCTAAGAAGCAGCTTAATAATTATTTAGGCGGTTCTTCTGCTCGTGGCGCAAATTATCAATTTGGATCGGCTAAAAAGGGCAGCAAGAAGAAAAAATCTTGGAGCGACTATTCGGATAGAATAGATTTTAACTATGATATCGAGAAAATTAGCGAAGAAACGTATTATAAGCAGTTAGTTAAAAAATATAAAAAAGTAAAAAAGAAATTAACTGGATCAGAGAGACGTAACGCCAGAAAAGCTATTCACGATGCTTATGCTCAGATGCTTGATGCAAAAGTTGAGAATTTGGACTTTGCACAAGATATGGATAACATCGATGCCGCACAATATTATACAAAATTGGCGGCATTAGCTTCTAAATATAAAAGAAAAAGTAAAAGAGACGGTAAATATACCAAAGAATATCGTGATTATCAGCTTAAACTTAAAGAAGCTGCCGATGCAATCTATGAGCGTGAAAAGTCTCAAATTGACTTTATGCTCAATCTCGGGGTTAATAAATCTGGTACGAAAACCTATAACGCCGTCGATGCATATAAAGATCTGCAAAATTATTTAAGAAAAGCAATTTCCGGTAAAGTAACTTCCAATACAAGTACAAAAACTTTAACTAGCGCAAGCTATGCAAAGAAATTCTTATATACCGGGACATCTAACCGTCGTCAGCCAATTCGCTCGATGGCACGCGGTAGTGGTAGAATTGGTCCTGCTGGTCGTGGCGGATTAACATTAACTGGTGAATTAGGTCCTGAATTAGTATGGCTTCCGGATGATAATTTGTCGTTCGTAGTTGGGCTTTATGGGCCAGAAATGGTGGATTTACCAAGTAATGCAGTTGTGTGGCCTAACGATGAAACACAAGCTATTTTTGGTGACACTGTTAATTCTAGTTATCTTGAGCCAACAGATGCACTTACTTATGAAGAGTTGGAATACTTAGAATCATTATTATCTGGATCAGTTGCCAATGGCGCTAATCTTTTTGGTTCTTTGTCTACTGGTAAACGTAAAAAGACAACAACTAAAACAACTAAAACAACTAAACGACCAGCGAAGTCAACTAAAAAGCCAAAGAAAAAGAAGAAGAAAACTAAGAAGAAAAAAACTAAGAAGAAAAATAAAGCTAAAACTGGAATCATTAGCTCGATTAAAACATCGTCAAAACTTATATCTGGTGTTAATAAGGGAAAATCATCTAGTTCAAAGAGTAATACAGACAATACTTGGAATGCTATGTCCGAGGAAGAGCGTCAGCAATTACTCGAAGATCTTAAAGAGGCGCGACAAGACGCATATGATTATCAAAATGATACTTTTGAGCGTATTCTTAACAATTCATTCTCAGATGATTGGAACGCATTGAATAAATATTTAGTCGATGCACAGAAGAATTTAAAGACACTAAACGAGCTACAGGATTCAGATAAAATCATTGAAGCACGTCAACAAATTGTTGATACTTTCTTTGATAATTTAAATGAAAAGTTTGATGATGTTAAAGAAAAGATTTCTGACAATGATCTGTTTAATTCTTGGGGCGATGGCGAATCTGCGCTTACTTTATTAATGCAATATAAGGCGCAATTAGAAACTATTTACGCCGCAAATAAAGATGCACTAGGAAAAGATACTGATGCAGCAAAACAATATTTGAAACTCATCAAGGAAGTGAATCGTGAATTAGTTAACGCTAAAGCGGAGGCTAAAGATAAGTACGATGATATTTTCCAATTAGTTGAACAGTTAGTTCGTCAGGAAAAGAAAGATCTTATTGATGCCTTAGAAAAGCAGAAGGATAAGTATGATGACATCATTGCTAAGAAAAAAGAGAGTTTACAGTTAACTGAAAATGAGCTTGATTATCAAGATCAGTTATCTGATTATGCAAAGCAAGAGGCTAAACTTCGTACGCAAATAGCATCTCTTTCGCGCGATACGAGCCGCGAGGCCAAGGCGAAGCGCGCCGAGCTTCAAGAACAGCTTGATCAGTTATTGGTCGAGAAGAACCGTACTGTGCGGCAGGAAACTATCTCTCGTACGAATGATGCGCTTGACAAACAGCAAGAATCTTATGGTGATTTTATTGATAAATTAACGGAATCAATAAATGCTGTTTTAGATAATCAGGAAGCTGTAAATGCACTTGTATATGATGCATTGGATAATCGCGATACGAATAATTTATTACAAAGATTATATGATTATAACGCTGAATATGGTGACGGTTTAATCCAAACGGTTGAAGAGTGGCAGATGGATCTGAATGATATCGTTGAGAACGAAATTTATAAGGAACTGAAATATCAAACAGAAGCATTGCGTGCAAGCCTAATTAATGAAGTTGGCTATGGCGATGATGAACACAAGGGCAAGTTTACCGACGACGTTACTTCCTGGAATAATGAGACTATTAGTAGGTTCTTATATTCGTTCGATCAGCTGTCTGATAAGTATTTCGATGAAGCGAAGTTGTTAGACACTATTATTGAGAAGTACGAAGAATTAATTAAAAAGTTTGACGCGCTATGGTTTGGTGATTCTTCTGGCCAAGTTGATGCGACATCTAAGATTCGTATGGCAAATGCTTATAAAGCTCAGGTTGAAAGTGCTGAAGCAACTGTGCAAACTGCAGCTGGACAGGCTGATGATGCATTAATTGCTGCTAATACTGCTAAAGCGCAGGCTGAGGCAGCAAAGTCGGAAGCCGACGCAAAGAAGGCGGAGGCAGATGTCGCAAATGCAAATTTAGATGCAGCAAAACAAAAAGTAGCAAATGCACAAAAACAACTTCAAAGCGATAAAGCGGCATATAGTAATGCGGAAAAGAACGTTGTTAATGCTAATAAAGCTTTAGATAGTGCACTTAATGCAAGGGATAAGGCCGCAAGTAAAGTGGCAAAGATGCAGAACGCTTTGGAGACGGCTAAGGCAAAAAGTTATAAGAGTAAAGAAGCGCGAAGTAAAGCTATTGCTAAGGCAAAAGACAATCTTGCCGCTGCAAAATCAGCTTATACAACAGCTAATAAAAATGTAACAACTGCAAATGATAATGTAAAAAAGCAGCATCAAAATCTCGTAGAAATTGATAAGAAAATCGGTAACGACATTAAATCAATTGAAAGTGCACAGGCTGCAGCCGCAATTGCTGAAAAAGAAGCTGCAGCTGCTACGCAAGTATGGGAATCTTTCTTAGCGGCGCAACGTGAGGCCGAAGTGAACGCAAAGTTAGCCATGTACCAATATGATGCTATGGCTCAAAATCTTGCTAATGCGACACAGGAGCTTGAGATAGCTAGGGAGCGCTTTGAATCAGCTAATACTGCGTTATTGAACGCAATGGATAATGACGTTATTGTTCCATCATACAATATTTTAAGTGATGCGGCGCAATCACTTGATGGTGTATTATCGACTTTTGCAAATACTAATCTAGTTTCTGATGAAATTATGGCTGGGATTGCATCGTTGGGTGCAAGTGTAAATACTACGAATCAAGCTAATAATTCACCACAAACTTATTCGTTTAATATGCCATTCACAGTTACTGTAAATGGTAATATGTCTCAAGCAGATCAGGCTAAATTACAGTCTGACTTATCCAATGCCGTTTATAATGGTTTGTATAATGCATTACAGATGAATGGATTAGCAACTTCTACATCTGCGAATGCCTTAAAGAATTAATATATCTATTAACGGGCGGCCAGTTATTATGGCCGCCCACTTTTATTTTGGAGAGGAAAATCAATGTTCAAAGAAATAGCTTTTAATTTTGACGGGACCTCCTGCGATGAATACGGACTGATGATTTATTTTCTTGACGATACATCTGTCCGCGAGCAGGATTTTGGAACGTCAATAGAGATTATAGAGGATAGACTCTCTAAGAGAATTGATCCGATTACCTATGGTGTCGATATGAACCAGTCAATGAGTTTTCCTCTTACGTTCGGCAGCCGGACGACTTTAACAGAGGACCAAGTTGACGAAGTACTTTCGTGGTTGACCGGACACCAAGACTATAAGTGGTTAGAATTATATGATTATGAATCATATTGTGATCCTGTAACTAAACAACCGCTTGATGATCCGCAGCCACAATACAAACAAACGCGGATACGTTATCGCTGTCACATTACAGATGTGACGGTGCAATATATTAGTGGTTTGCCATTTGCATTTGATGCGACAGTCGAATGCGACGGGCAATGGGGTTACGTATACCCTCCTGCTGTTTTTGAATTTGAAGCATCTTCAGAAGAAGGTGTTGAGGTTATTAATAATCAAAGTTCATATAACGGATATTTGATGCCTAAAATGCATTTAGAGTTTACTGGGCCAGTTACTCAACTCAGCATTATAAATGCTACTGATAATAATCGCGAATTCAAAATCGATGCAACTGATTTAGAAAATGGACTTGAAAACATGGTGGTGGATATTGATCATCAGAACGGGATCATTACTGTTGCTGATAGTACGGTCAATCTATATCCGTATTTTAATAAGAGATTCCTCCGCCTTGTTAAAGGTGATAATAGATTACAATTTTCAACTGATGACGGCACATGCGCGATCACGATGACGTGCGAGTGGCGACGGAAAGTGAGTGATTAAATATGTTAGTAGATTTCTCGTCAATATCGCGAGATTACTATGGCAATATTGAGCAGCCGGTCGTCACATTAAAGACGCCGCATGGCTCTGTCATTTCAGTTATTCCGGCCAATTCAATCTCCATGACATGTCGTTACAACGATGTTTCTGAGGTGCAATTTACTGTCCCCGCATATATTGAGGGTCAGAAAGTTCCGAGTTATGATGAGATATCCGGTTTGCGGCTTGTTGAGATTGGAGATTTTGGCGACTTCGTTCTCATCAATCCAGAAAAGACGAACGAGGGCGGGATTAAAGAAACGCTACAATGTACGGCATATTCTCTTGAATATGTTTTTAATTATAAAAAAGTCGACCTCGGAATTGAAGAGGACGTAAATACATATGAGTTCTATAATCAGACTGATAATACAGATACTATTATGGGTATGATTATAGAAGCGGCACCAGATTGGTCAATTGGTTATGTTGATCAGGAGTTAATTGGCAGGTATCGATATTTTGATAATACAGATGATAACTGGTATTCATTTATGATGAATACTTTGCAAGAAGCATATAATTGTGTGTTCTTGTTTGATACTAAGAATAAGTCAATTAACGTTATTAGTACGTCACATGAGAATACTAATTTACCGATTTTCTTATCGTATAATAATTTATTAAAAACAGTAAATGTTACTGAATTATCAGAGGAAATTGTTACATCACTGGCTGGATATGGATCTGGTGATGAAGTAAGTATCCGCGATGTTAATCCAAATGGAACTGATAAAATATATAACTTGGATTTCTTCTTAGCACGTGGTGATCTAACTGGTGAGTTGGCAGATAAATGGAGACGTTATAAGGAATCATGTAAGACCAATTATGAGGTCTATTCTGTTTTAAATGCCGCATATCGCGAAAAATATAGTCAGTTATTAACAGCGGAAGCTGAATTGATTGCATTGCAAACAGACTATGAAGCAGTTGATGCTCCATTAAAAATCAATCAAGAATTAGTTTTATCTGAGACCGATGAAATTAATAAAGAGATTCTTGAGAATCAAATTGCGCAGCAAAAGGTCGAACGCAATACGCTTGCGGCAAAAATTACTAATGCGCAAAATGTTATTAATGATGGTAATGGGCATGGACTTGAGATTGATGTAGAGCAGATTAACAGTCAATTAGATGATATTGTGGATCAATGTAGCTTGTCATCATTTTTTACTCATGAAGAGTTAACTATTCTATCTCAATATTTTATTGAAGATGCAATTACAGAAAGCTCTTTTGTATTATCAGAATACGGTTCTGCTACATCTGAGGATTTATATCAAAGCTTAGACTCTACTGCAGTACCAATATTAACCGTTACGGATTCATATGTATATGCAAGCGACGCTTATACGATCATTGAAGACCCGGAAGGGTTGGATCTAGATCCGGCAATGCAGGCTACAATTATTGAACAATTAAATAATGACCGTAATAAAAGTTCGCTTGAAATGCGCGGTGGTAAATTTCAATTTAGTTATGCGACTATAGATAGTGCAGGATTTCAGGAGCATATTATTAGTGGCGATATTGTTAATGTAGATTTCCAATATAACGTAACTAATTTACCAACTTATGTCGATGAAGATTCGTCCGATATGACGAAGAAGGGTTATTTTATTATAACGGCTGATATAATTAATGGCTCGATTGATGATACGCCCTACCCTTCTATTCACCTGGTTATGGATGGAATGCTTGGCGAGAATGATCCGGTGAGCACCGACACTTCTTTGCGCGTTGAAATGGATCACGTCGTTTATTCATGTACTGGATCTGTTACAGAATTACAAAAGCAAGATGTGTTAAAGGAGCTGTACGATTATACTGAGACTGAATTAAAAAAGCTCTCTGAGCCGTCTTACGAATTTAATATAGATTCAGCGAACTTTTTATTTGCAGATAAGTTTGAGCCATTTAAGGACGCATTAAAACTTGGTGATACTATTAACCTTGTCATTGATAACGAAGAGGAAGAGGTTTTAGAACCGATCTTAATTGAAGTATCTTTTGACTTTGAAGACGAAACTAAACTAGAATTAACTTTCAGTGACAAATATAAAAAATCATCTCCACAATTCAAATTGGCTGATTTAATCACTGAAGCCTCGCATTCAGCACGAAGTGTAAATCTAAATAAGGCTTCATATTCATCATACAAAGATAGCAATACTGGGTCACAAGTGCGTAAGATGCGCGATTCCGCTCTAGATGTTTCAAAAAATAAAATTCAAAATGCTGTAAATCAGAATTTAGAGTGGAACCAAGCAGGCATGTTCCTACGCAAAACGAATGCTAATGGCACCGTCGACCCCAAACAGATTGGTTTTATTAATGACGCGATTGTATTTACCAGAGATAATTGGGACACAATCGAAATGGCTATTGGATCGATTTATGATCCAAATCTTATTGGCGCATCCGGCGACAATGATGACGGTGTACGGTATGGTATAGCTGCACCTGCTATTTATGGTACACTGTTGGCTGGTGAAAATTTGGTTATTGAAAACACTATCCTTGATCCGCAAGGTGGTGAAATATTAAAACAATTTAAGGTTGATGCAACTGGTGCTTGGCTCAACAATTCGTCTCTAGTGCTTGCCAATGATAGCGAAAATGGCGGAAAAATGTTTCTTGATCCTAAGTATGGATTCGCTGCTGGTACTCAAGATTTATATACATTACAAGGTACTGAGATAAAACCCAGTTTTATCGATGAAGATGGCGAAATCATCATGGATGAAACTGAGACTATCACTTTACCCGATGGGACATATTATTATGTTCCAAAAAATGCGCAGTTTTATTTCGACATAAATACAGGTAATGCATACTTTGCTGGTAATATTAATGCGCGGAATATTATGGCTGGCACGCTAAATGGTATGGCTATTACTGCGAACACTCTTGATGGTTCCGCTTTGATTGCAAATACTGTTAATGGTGATAAGATTACCACCAATACATTGAGTGGCGAAAAGTTGCAAGACTTAGCTATTACAAGTTCTAAAATTGCAAACAGTACTATCACAGGGTCAAAAATAGCTAATAGTACTATTACTGGCAGCAACATAGCTAATACAACTATTACCGCGTCTAATATCGTAGACGGCACCATTACTGGCACTAAGATCGCTGATGCGACTATTACTGGAGAAAATGTTTTAACCGGAACAATTACTGGTGGACATTTGGCTCAAAACACCATTACAGATGCCAATATTGAGCGTGGTACAATTACTGGTGCAGCAATTGCTAGCGGCACCATAACTGGTACCAATATTCAAGGCGGTTCAATTACCGGAACAGAGATCGACGATTCGACAATTACCAGTTCTCATATCGTTGATGGTACGATTACGGGTACTGATATTGATAATGCGACAATCACTGGTGGCAATATTGCGCAGACTACTATTACAGATTCCAATATCGTTCGCGGCACTATTACTGGAGCTGCGGTTGCATCTGCAACAATTACAGGTTCAAATATTGCTGGTAGTACGATAACTGGTACAAATATTGATTTCTCAACATTTTCTAATGGTGTGATCTCCGGTACAGCTATCGATACATCTACATTTACGAACGGCAGTATTGATGCAAGCGCTATTGATGCTTCTTCATTTACCAATGGTAGCATCTCTGGATCTGCTATTGATACATCAACATTTACGAATGGTCAAATCAGTGGTACAAAGATTGACACATCTACATTCACAAATGGCTCTATCTCTGGCTCAGTAATTGACTCTTCTACCCTTACCAACATTCCATATGCAGGAATAGCGTGGGCGGATATTACGGCGGCAGATATCGATGTTGCGTGGATCGATACTGGCATGATTAAAGATGCTGCTATTACCGATGCGCAAATCCTTGGTGTATCAGCTAATAAACTCACCGCCGGAACAATAGATGCAAACAAAATTACAGTAGCTAATTTGAATGCCAAAAACCTCATTGTTGAAACAATTAATGGGCAGGCGCTTCTTGGCGGCTCATATAATGCCGTTGATAAGACATCCGCTGGCTATGCATCAAAAGTTCCTTCTGCGGAAAATTGGTATGAGATTATTGATGGCGAATTTGTCAAATCATCTGATGCGTCCGTACAGGCCAATAAGACATATTATACGCTTGGCCAGACTAGCGTAACCACTACTGGATACGTAGATGGTCTAGTCGATGATTTGAATGATCGTATCGATGGAGCTATTCAGACATTTACAACTGATGTTGTACCTACCTTAAATAATTATCCGGCGGAAGACTGGACTACAACTGACCTGCTTGATGAACATGTGGGCGACGTATGTTATGTTGTTAATGCAGAAAGTCAGGCCGACGGATATTGCTATAGATTTACAAAGAAACAAAATAATACTTATGAGTGGACGTTAATTAAAGACTCTGATGTCACTAAGGCATTGCAGGATTTAATTACTGTGCAAGGCGACATATCCGGCTTGAAGTCATTTGAGACTTCTACTACCGCTTGGATCACAAATACGGATGATGAGTTGTCGAGCTTAAAGCAGCGTACATCTACTCTTGAAACGGATATGGGCACTAAGGTAGATTCAACGACCTTTAACACCCTATCACAGACAGTCGATGAAAATAGTGCATCTATCACCTCATTATCAACTACAGTGGCAAGTAAAGCTGACAGCTCTACAGTAACCACACTATCAAATACCGTGAATACTGTGAGCCAAAAAGCAGATGCGAATGAATCTGCTATCAGCCAGCTCACGCAAACTGTATCCGATAATGAAACTGATATTGAACAAAAGTACTCAACACTATCACAAGATTTGAATGGATTCAAAACGACTGTTGGAACAACTTATGCTACTAAAACAGCGCTGGGCGATCTATCGGATGATGTTGATGCCATTGATACGCGTGTAACTAGCGCCGAGTCATCTATTACCCAGAACGCAAATAATATCGCGCTTAAGGTAAGTCAGGACGGTGTAATTGCATCCATTAATGCTTCGCCGGAATCTGTAACGATTAATGCTAATCGCGTTAATATTGCTGGCGCGGCTATTTTCAGCGAATATACAAAGACGGATGATCTCGATGATACTATTGCCGGACTTGGATATGCGCAAACATCTGATGCGGTAGCAGAAACGCAGAGAATCTATATCTCAAAGACTACGACTGGTTCTTATACTGGTCCGACAACTTGGGTAACGGCAACTACTTATACCGCAAATACATGGACGACGAAACGCCCTGCATATGATTCGAGCTATCCTTATCTTTACACTTGCCTCCAAAAGAAGACGGTGAATGGTACGGTGACATGTACTCCAGTATTGCTTGATGATACGACAACCGTTATCGATGGTGGGAAAATCATTACTGGATCTATTACTGCAAATCAGCTGGCGGCAGATGCTGTTAAGTCAACTAATTATGATGCAGCTGACAGTGATGAGTCTCCGTACTCCGTTGCTGGCACATTACTTGATCTCAACAGCGGTAATATTTATTCGCCAAATTTTGGCGTAATTAATAATGGCGTTGTCGATCCCATTACTGGTGATGTAGTTTTATACCCAGGTGCATATATTAATGGTAATATTGTTGCCACATCAGGTATGATCGGTGACGATGAAAATACTGCATGGGAAATCGGCTCATTTACAGATTACGATGCTAATACATATGGCTCGCTTATTTCACATGGTAAGGCTTTTCTTCAATCTGGTAAGTGGATGCTGAGCGAGGATTTGCTTGATACACGTTGGTATGCACTTGATAATGTTTCTGGTGGGCAAAAAATCACTTATCCATACGCCTCGTCTACATATTGGGACTTTGGCTTACATGCGCCGGATGTTACTAAGACTACGAATCGCACTACATTAGACGATTCGTTTTTATATATAAGAAATCATGCATCTACGATTCCAAGCCTTGACTCTGAGTGGAATTATGTATTCAGGGTTGATAAATCTGGAATGATTTATATGAATGGGCAATCGCTGAATGATTTGTATGCATCCAAGAGTGACGTTGGCAGCGACTATCTACCCAAGACTGGCGGCACTATTACTGGCAATCTTACAGTTACTGGGACCATTACAGGAACAGCGAGCAATGCGGCAAAGACTACTGGAACGTTGTCAATTAACGGTAAGACGTTTAATGGATCGGCAGATGTCTCTGTTGGTACGCTTGGCGTTGCTTACGGTGGTACTGGACAAACGACGGCAAATGCCGCTGGTAATGCTTTGATAGGCGCTATAACTCGTGCAACTGTTGGTGATGTTACTGATAATACAACGATTCTAACAAGTACATCGACTGGTGATGTGGGAGAGTATTTCAGAAGACCTGCAACATTCTTATGGAATTATATTAGTAGTAAATTATCCTCAGAAGATATCTATATGCCAAAGACTGGCGGTACATTTAGCGGTGAAGTCACCTTTAACTCCCCCATCTCTATTAATGACGAATTGTATGTAGACTCCGCAAGTGTTGGTAATCTGGTTGTTAGTGGTGCGGGGCGGTTTACGAACGGCCTATATGGAGATTTAACAGGTGACGTTACTGGTAATGTTACAGGCAATCTCACTGGTAATGTGACTGGCAATGTAGTTGGTAATGTATCTGGTTACTCAACGAAAGTATTGGATTCCGGTAATAATACAAGCGAGATTACTTTTGCATACTCTAAATCGGGATTATCAACGACATCTTGGCTAGCGGCATGGAGTGGTTATGAGTTGAGAGCCATATCTCCTACGAGAGTCAAAGAAACGCTTGCGCTTACAAAATCTGATGTTGGTCTTAACAATGTAGATAATACAGCGGATGCTGCTAAGTATGTTAAGGGCGCAAGTATTACAACAGAACTTAATTCTGTCGCCAAATACTCTGATACATCTGGTACGTTTACAGATTCCGGGATTTATATTGATGAGAATAATAATTTGGTAATTGGTGCTACAGATGCATCAACAAACACAGTGCTTCATACCGGAAATCTTAAAATAGGTGTGCGAAATGATAGCTATGGTCTGATGCCATATGCAAACAACTGGAATACTATTGGCGCATCCAATATGCGTTGGTATCACATTTGGGGGAGCACTATTCACGCTACTCATAGTGATATTACAAATTGGTGGTCTAATAATAATATTGGCTCACCTGTAACATCAAGTGCGGCGGCTACTAAGGGTAAGTTTAATTTATATAATGTTTGTGCTGTTGGTGGAACTCAGACTAAAACATCAATTGAGGCAAATGATGCAACGAATAGTAATATCTCGCTCATTTTGCCATCTGAATCCGGCACATTCGCTTTGACTAAAAATTACCAACCTTATGCGCATTATAGCAATATGAATGGTAATAATACTGGCAAGTATTACAAGATTAGCATCAATTCGACTGTGAGTTGGATGTTGAATTTTACCGTAAAATTATATCACGCTTATAGAGCGTATGACCTACAGATTAGTGGTTATAATTATGGTAGTAATTATTGGTATGACCCAGCAGCCATCATATTGGGATCTTCTGTAACAGATGCAATAGATGTTTTGTTTGGCTATGATAGCGCCTATCATTTATGGGTAGCCATTCCAGCACATCAGTATACTGGCATTGATGTTGTTAATGTATCAAATGGGTATGCGCAAATAGATTCTCTTGAAGGGTTATTTACTATTGAAATGGTCGATGGAGAGCCGTCTACTGTTCAGCAAACTATAACTGCTTATCGCCCATGGTATCGTAACGAAACTGTTACAAATGCAACAAATGCGGTAAATGCATCTAAGGTTAACAATCACACTGTCAATGCAGACGTACCATCGAATGCAAAATTCACAGATACAACATACGTAGTGGCAACGAATACCGCTGACGGTTTAATGTCTTCCGATGATAAAAAGAAACTGGATCAGATCAACATATCTGATATCGGCACTATTGGCGCGAACACAATCGTTGGAGAAAAAGATATCAAAGTCACTATCACTGATGGTGTCGCAACGGTTGGTCATGCTAATACAGCAATTACAGCTGGAACAGCAAGCGGCACATCGAGCACTACCAATTTAGCATTTGGTGCAACGGTTACATTGCCGTCTGTGACATATGATGCATATGGTCATATTACAGGGGCGAGCACAACTACGTTTAAACTTCCGGCTGCTCCAACTAGTGTTAGTGGTAATGCTGGAACGGCGACGCAATTTAGTTCTGCAGCAAGTGTGACTCTGACAGGTGATACGACTGGTTCTGCGAGTAGTGCTAAAGGATGGTCGATTGCGACTACCACGAAGACGATTACACCGACTTCGCTGACAAATGTAGATTTAAATAATTACAAAACAACACAGAAAAACGAGTTCTATTTTGGTGGCGGATCAAATGGTTGTACGAATCATCCTAAAGCAAATGGGCTGCAGTTTGGTTTACATACATATGCATCCGCGGCTGGTCATGTAACGCAAGAGCTATCAAGCTTTGGCGATAGTGGCTCAGCAAATCACGGCAAATGGATTCGCTGGTATAATAGTAGCTCGTGGAGCGGTTGGGAGAAATTCTTAACATCCAGTAATTATAACGACTATGCTCCGTCTAAAACTGGTACTGGCGCTACTGGTACATGGAATATTAATGCGGCGGGAGCATCTAAGATTGTACCTAAAATCAGTAAAACTTACGCAAGTACGTCGTATTATGCAACATCTACTGGTTCATGGGAAACATCTACGTGGTATTTCATGTCTGTGAAGCCAGATTCATGGTATAAGCCATGGCGTGTTAAGTTCAAAGTGCATTCATTCTGTCCCGGCTACGCTAATGTAGATAGCACATCATATTGTACGGTTAGTGGTCGTGCTGGAGCAGTTATATATTCTAACTGGAACGAACGATACGATCCAGCACATTATTATATGACATGTTATCCGCTGAAAAAAGCTGGCTTTGATGCTGGTTACGGCAACGCAATTGGTGTATCTATCCTATATGGAACAGGCTATAACACCGCAGCTTATTACAGAACATTTGAGGTTGATTATTTTGAATGTGAGGGTTGTACGGTTACAATACTTGATACGCCTGTGCAATGGGCTAATTGGACTGGTAAAGGCACTGATAACTATGAGAGCATTTCAAGTTTCAATGCTGTTGATCGTGGCATGAAAGAGTCTGGCGATAGTGATACCATTGAGGACAGACAGAGTTATTTTGCGGGCAAAACCAGCTCTTCGAAAGGTATTTGGGCCGCCTCACTCTTCATGGAAGATGGGTCTGGTACATACCAGAATATTTGTGCGGCATCAGACGGTACGATTACTGGAAGTAATAGAACGACTGCCACAACCAAGGTGGCAAATACTAGTGGTTTCAGAATAGGTAGCCCTATATTTTATTGTAATACAAATTATAATGCCAATACCAATATTGCTGGTTGGGGAGTTGTTTATAATCATATTAGTGCCTTTGATTCACGATATGCGTTTAATACGACGTTGACGGCAAATAATCTAACACCTTACGCTCCGGTCTATTTGGTTGGCACTATTAAGAGTGATAATTTATTTTATCTTGATACGGTATGGTGGACTCAAACACCAACGGTAACTGGTAAGATATATATCTTAGTCGGCGGTTGTTATGATAGTACAACGTCAAATTGTAGGGTTAGTTTACATCAACATAATCCGTGGTATTACTATGACGGGACAAGACTAGTTCCATATATTCATCATGCTAAAACTGCAGATACGGCGACAAGTGCAACCACAGCAACTACGGCGACAAATGCTAATTATGTTAATTTTGTAGGTGGTCGCCCTGCTTCTGCAGATATTATGCCTAGTACTATGCAAAATAAAGTCCAATTTTCCTTAGCGAGTAGCTCAATGACTACAAATAAGCCACCCGCTGGCGATGGATATATTACCACATATGCATGGGATAATTCTAATTGGGGTGCTCAATTCTACATCCGTCATAATCAAACAGATCCAGATGTTATGGTACGTGGAACAAATGGTTCTGTTTGGGGAAATTGGAAATACTTACTTGGCGAATGGAACTATACAGATTATACCGTTACCAAAACTGGTACAGGAGCTTCTGGCACATGGGGTATTTCCGTTTCTGGTAATGCTGCTACGGCTACTGCGATTAGTAGCAGTACATGGACAGCAGCTTCAGTTACAAATGTAGATCGCTATATATGGGTATCATGGAGTGGTAATGATGGTAAACCTTGCTATACGACAGATATAACTTATAACACTAGCACCAAAACTCTTAAAACACCTGGCGTTAAAATGACACACTGGGATGTACGCGAAGATACTACAACTGGTGTATTAACATTCAAATATGTTGCAAGTTAATCATATTTCTCAGGGAGCATCGTTGTTGGTGCTCCCTTTTATTATACATGGAGGTAACGATAAAATATGAGTTTACAGGTTTGGTTGCCTCTAACGGGCAATCTGCATAATCAGGGGTTAAGTGATGCCACTATAATAAACGGTGATATAACTGCAAATGATAATGGTAAAATCGGCAAATGTGTCAAGACTGGGAATTCGGCAATTGATTTACGATATGATGGGGCTACCACTAATACTGAAAGCCTATCAATTGGCGGTTGGTTTAAATTTAATCAGAGTGAAATTGCAACAAGATTACAATCTGCTACTATTAATGAAATCGGACATTCTCCCGTAGGAAACTTAATAGGTAATAATAGTTATGGTGGCATTGGGTTAATCTGGGAAACCAATAACATGTATCAAGATGGTACATTAAATGAACTTCATGTTTTTGGCAATATGAGATCTTCTACGCTCGGATATAGAAGTACTGGCACATATTCTATCAATTTTGATCAATGGACACATATATTTTTAATATTCGATAAGTCATTAAATACCGAAACCTTATATGTAAATGGTGTTGTGATATCTCAAGTCACATCATTAGCGAGTTTTTCAGATATGCCTACAAGAAATGTGCAAATTAATGCCGCTTTAGTATGTGGTGGCAATGGGCCAGGCGTCAATATACCTTTTTATTGTAACGACGTACGGCTATATAACCACGCTTTAACGGAAAAAGAGGTCAAAGATATTAGCCGTGGATTAGTCTTGCACTATCCATTAAGTAATAATGGGTTTGGTAATGAGAATTTAATATTAAATTCTGATGTAGAAAAAAATACACGAGCTGGTATTGTGCAATGGGATTTATCAGATAGTGCGAAAGCAGATATTAAAGGTAAAAGTTATACAATTTCAGCTGATATCAAGAGTACCGAAGATAACTCTGTCATAGATTGTTATGTGCGCTCACCATCTACATCGCAAAGTATGTCTACAAGTACCATTTTTCGTAATATTACTACTGAATATAAACGATACTCTTTACAATCTATTTGTAACGTAGCTCAGTCAGGTACTCCAGAGACATTTTGTTTTCGTGCTAACGGTTCAAATGGTACTACATCAAGCGCACTCTTTACTATTAAGAATTTAAAGCTCGAATATTCTGATGAGGCTACTGCTTGGTGCCCTAATCCAAATGATTCAATTAAAGCCGGATATAATGATGATATTATTCGTGATATTAGTGGTTTTGGAAATGACGGTATTGTAACTGGTGTCCTAAATATACTAAGTGATACGCCGAGATACAAGGTATCAACTTACTTTGACGGATCGAGTTATGCATTAACTGATGCCAGTTCTTTCTCGTGGTTCAACTTTGATCAATGTACCTTATCTATATGGATGAATCCTACTACAACACCATCCTCATGGGCGGGTACATTTGGAATAGCACATGATAATTCATCTGGTAATAAATCATTTGTTATCGGTAATTATGGTGGAAAATTTACAGTACAAAGCGCTAATGGTGGTTGGGTAAATATTCAATCTTCTGATTTACCGATAAATGAATGGCATCATTGTGTAGCGACGCTTGACGGTGCAACTATTAAAATGTATTTTGATGGAGAACTCGTTAAGACATATACTACAAATTGGGGAACCACTACGGTAGCTTCAGATACAAGAATTCAAGTAGGAATTGACTTACCGGGTTCAAATGAAATTTACCAAGGTTATTATTCTGATGCACGTATTTATGTAACCGCCCTCTCTGCCGCAGATATTGTCGAACTGTATGAAATGGGGGTGAGCGCATAATGGCATTGCAAGTTTGGTTACCGCTTAACGGTGATTTTACCAATAATGGATTAGATCAGAGTGGTCAGTTTACAACATCCCATACTTGGCAACCTATCGGTAAGATTGGCTCAAAATCATTTGATTGCAACACAATCACTAATGGTGCTCATTTTGAATCGTTGCAAGGGCTTACCTCTTTTACTGTCGCATATTGGTTATATATAGATTCCTCAATTACTGATTTTACCGCATGGAGTGATATGTGGCAGATACAGATTACTAATCGTACTGGTACATATGTGTTTAGAGACGAGTTGCGTGCTGTTGCCAATCCTGGTCGCCACAACATTCACTATGTTAAAGAAACAGATGTAGGATCGAATACTAACACCTATTACGGTACAGCTGAGCGTGATGATGCGAAAGACAACTGGGTTCATTGTGTAATAACTAAAGATCCAGACTATCTGAAAATATATTTTGATGGGGTTAAATTTGGCCAGTGGCCATGTACTAATTTTGAAACGCAGCCGTCACGGATAAATGGGAATGTATATCTTGGCAATAATGGGTGTAAAAGTGGACGGTTAAATGATTTTAGAATTTATGATGAGGTTCTCGATCCATTTGAAATCAAGCGGATTAGTCAGGGATTAGTTGTTCATTATCCGCTTAATAATAATGGTTTCGGAAATGAAAATCTCGCCATTAACACACAAGAAATGACTACAATTAGTAATAAATGTACTTGGGGAATTGGTTCTACCTGCACGATCTCTGATGGTGTAGCCACTTTAACCGGTGATGGAGCGTGGCGAGATGTTAATGTACATAATGGCTTAAAACTAGCGGATTATAAAGGTAAAACAATTACTGTAAGCGCCGATATTAAAGCTGTTTCATCTGGTGCGGCATATCGACCAATAATTGAATTTCGTACGAATAACAGCCCTTATTCTACATCGAGAGTATATAGATATAAGACAGTAGCGCTAATATGTGTCGACAGTGGCAATATACCAACTGTGTCTTGGCAAAGATTTTACTGCTCCTTAACATTTAATACTGGAGTTTTTACAAGTTACGATAATGAAAGCATGAACGTGGAACCTGATTGGGAAAATGGTTATTGGGGTGTGCATGTATATAATCATGGTAGTGTGAGCTATCAAGTGCGAAATATCAAGGTTGAAGTGGGCTCAAGTCCAACGTCCTATGCACCGTCACCATTAGATTATGGAGATTCCGATATGGAATATGACGTAAGCGGATATAACCGTAATTTGACGAGAATTAATAATCCAACAATCGTTGCCGACTCTCCTCGTTATTTGTCATCTACTCAATTTAATGGATCAAATCAATATATCCATTCCACTACTGTACGCACTGGTATTTCCGGCGATTGCGAACTTACAATGTCGGCATGGATTTACTGGGATTTAGATTCATGGCGCGCAGATTATGTTGGTATATTTGGCTGTGTTTCAATGAGTACCAATCGGAGCGCATGGATGCTAATTAATAATGGCAGACCAGATTTTGATACGTGGAACCAACGATATATGGCTACTAATGCAATTAGTGTAAAAACGTGGCATCATATTGCTTTAGTTAAACAACCAGGGGCATTATCCACAACTACTACAATATATGTTGATGGTAAACCTGTCGCTGGTTCTGGAACGACCACTGACGCACCTGATTATATTGACGGTGGAATAAGAATAGGTTGTCCAAATATAACGGCGAATAGGCACTTCCCCGGTAAAATTTCAGATGTCCGTATTTACGCTACTGCCCTATCCGCCGACGACGTTAAAGCATTATATGAAGACTCCGCATACATCGCAACAGACGGAACAGCGTATGCGTATGAGTTTGTGGAGGAATAGAGAAAATGAGTGATAGAACAAACTTAATCTATAATGGCGACTTTTCGAAGGGTGTGGCGACTTGGACCACTACTGCTGGGGCAAGCAATATATCCGCATCGAATGGTGTATTAACTGTGAATACTGGTGATATGTACCAGTCGGACAAAACATATATGTTTCCTGTAGCATCTGGTCGCACATACAAGATTACTTTTGATTTAAAGATCAATACAAAAGATACACATCCGTGGTATATCGCACTACGTCCATATGATGCTGCAAAAAATGCAATTTCTCGTTCAAGCGTATACAAACCTGTTAGTGCTACAGGTTGTGATACAACATTGGCCGCGGAATTAAAAAATGGAGACACTACTGTTACATTAACTAACGCATCTTCGTGGCCAACATCGCGTACAAATCAACTTATAGGCATATGCAATAGACTTGCATGGGGTTATAATCGTGCCTACGCATGGCAACCATATGCATCAAAAAGTGGCAATGTATTAACTCTTAAATCGGCATGGAATCAGGGCACGTTTGCTGCTGGTACAAAAGTATCAGAATTTGAATATGGTTCAACATATGATTATCCGCTAATTATAAGCAACGCAAATTTACCAACAGAGTGGACGACATATGAATGTACGTTTGATACTTCTAATTTAATGTATTCGTGCAAATATGTACAATTTGGTACATTGGGTTATTCTATGAATTACTCCATGCGCAACATCCGCATCGAATGTATCGATGAGATTCAGCTTAGCCATTGGGAAGATGATTCACCAGAGTTGACGAAACAAGGAGTATTAACATCACCCGAATTTAATGATATTGGAATGCCAATACGATATGTGCGAGATACAACTGAGGGGTCAACAGCCAATGGCAGCAATCATTGGAATGAAATTGAGATTTATAATTATGTTGGTGAGAATATTGCTTTTGGGAAAACAATAGTTGGCTCCAATGGAACTACATATTCTAACAGCGTTGCTACTGATGGTGTTATTAATAATAAATATATCGATCTAAGCGCAGGTACTAAAACAGTTACGCTTGACCTCGGCTATATAGAAAATATCCATAAAATTAAGATTTGGCATTACTACCCCGATGGACGTACTTACTACAATAACGTGACAGAGGTGTCATCGGATGGCACAAACTGGATCACTGTTTATAAAGGCCAGAAGCCAGAAACGGCCGCTGGTAATGAAATTATATTAACCTCTCCAACTGCACAAATGCAGAAGAATGGTGAGGTTTTTTGTAATAATATTATCGAGTTATAAGGAGAAGAAATGTCTTTAATTGTAAAAATTAATTCAACAACAGAGTTGCCGCTCGTGGAGTGGGATGCCGTGGCATTCGTCTCTACTCCGCGCTTAAAGATCGCTTCTGATGATCTGGCAACCGTTAAAACAACATTCAGCGAGATTAATAAGTTGGAAATTTTTAAAGATGACAATCTCGTTGGTATTGCAACAGAATACGACAAGTATTCGTCGATTCAGTATCTTGGCACAGTATTCAGTCCGGCAATGAATACATTTGTAGAATGTTTACAGGTAGATCTACAAAAGACCAGTCTTGCAGAACAAGTGGAGAGATTAACAGCTGAAATCTTTCCTGTGACAGATTTTGATCATATGACAACCGAGGAATATAGGACGTGGCTCCTCAATAAGATTGCCGAAGATTGTCAAAACGATGTGTATGCTGGCACCAGCGTGCAGATTTCGACTGGCGTAAAGCATTTTAGATATACCATGGAAGACCAACAGAATCTAGGCAGCATCGTTGCTCTACTGATGAGCGTGCCGGAACTCCCTGCTATGCCCTATCATGCGGATGGCGAATTTTGTTACTTAATGCCAAAAGCTGATATTTTATTAGTATATTTGACACTACACATGAGACTGCTAGCAATTACTACGCGGTGCAACCATATGAATATGTGGATCAAGAGTATTCAGACTAAGGAAGAATTGATGAATATTGATTACTCTACCCCACTTCCTCAAGAATATCAGGATCAGGTCGATGCTATCATGGCACGGGCTATTGAGATGGAAGAATTACTGATTGCACATTACCTGCCAGTACGTGCAGAATCTGGTACGACTGAGCCGGAAGAAGAACCGGAGGTAGTTCCGGATGAAGGCGGCGCTGAGTAGGCTGCTTCAAGTAGCGTTCATTTTCTTCTTTAGCGGTACATGTTATATCACTTTAGAAGTTCTGTTCCGTGGCTATACCGACTTCTCAATGTGGATTCTTGGAGGAATCTGCGGCGTGATAATCGCCGGAGTAAATAATAATATATTTTTAAGCAGTGAAACGCCATTTGAGATCCAGGTGGCGTTTTGTTCTGCTTGTTGTGTATTAGGCGAATTAATAGCCGGACTTATAGTAAATCAAGATTTCCATGTATGGGATTATCGTGGGATGTTTGGTACGTTTGCTGGCGGGCAACTTAATATTTATTTTGTATTTTTATGGATCGGGATATGCACATTTGCTATCCCCTTTTTAGATTGGATTGAGTGGAGGTTATTAGATGGCCGGAAACCAGTCTACAAATTTTTATTGTGTGAAAAGGAGAACTAATTTATGAAAAAGACTGTTATTAACATTGCAGCTGTAAACGTTATTGCTTGGTATAACAACGAAGACACTCAGGCTAAACTAAAGAAACTGCCGCTAAAGATGCAGTGGAATATCCGCAAGAACATGAAGGCGCTGGAACCGCTTGCTAAAGAGTTTGGCGATTTCAGAGATGAGTTGATTCAAAAGAGGAATGCTGAGTGGTTTGTTGAGGATAATGGCAAATGTGAGAAGGTTATGCAGCCGGATGAGAATGGACAGGAACAGGAAATGCTGAAAATCAAGGAAGAATTTATTGAAGATTTTCAGGCATATGAGAATGATCTTAATCAGCAGCTGGTCGAAATTATGAATGAAGGTAATGAAGTTGAATTCGTACCAATTGACCTTGAAGCATTTGTAGATATGGCTGATGCGGTAGATGCGGGAGTTGATATGGATGATGTGGATATTATCAGTATTTTTGAACCAGTTGAAGAAGAAGTTGAAGTAGAAATCGTAGAGGGCGAATAATGATCGCTCTCTTTTCTCGAAAGGGAGTGATGACTTATCGCGATATTAAATAATGCCATTATTAATGGTTCTTTACGATGTTTAAATAAAGCCTGGTTTAATGATGTTGGTATCGGCGGCACACTTTCAACGGCCGCCATTACTGCTTCATCATTAACAAGTACGGGGACATTATCCGTTGCGGGTACATCGACATTAACTGGTCACGTATCGATTGGAGGCTATAACAATACATCTTATGGGCTTAGTGCTAATTCCGCCATTATTAATAACTGGATTCGTACAGTTGGAGCTACGGGTTGGTACAATGAATCATATGGTGGCGGCTGGTATATGACTGATACAAGTTATATACGCAATTACAATAAACCAGTATTATTAAGCAATCCATTATATATGGGTAGTACTACCTACTATTTCAATACTAGCGGAGTGGTAAATGCGTCAACAGTGAATGCCACCAAAGTTAATGCTAAAGACGCTGATATAAAAGGTACTTTACGTTCTGAGAAATGGGATATTCAAAACATTACTCAACTATACAATGATTTTGGCATATCTCCGACATTTAAACTTTCATCTGCGGCGACTGTTACCGTTGCAAAATCTGGTACAACAGTTACATTGACTATTAAAGATGCAACGAGTATTACATCTGATACTATCGGAGGCGCAACTTGGAAGGCGAATAGTAGATGTAAATTATCTGGTACTTTGAATGGCACTGTGCTTGGTACTGTTGATGGTACTATTACTGCCAATATGAATACTACCGCTAATACATTAAACGTCTCGTGTGTTGTTGCAACTACTGACCCGCTATATAACGTCGCTGCTGGCACATATACTGTTGCAGCGGGTACCGTAAGCGAATTTTATTGCATGTTATATACAGTTGGTGATTATCCTGTTGGTATTCGCCTTACTTCATATGGGATTAATAAGAATAGTCAGATCGATATTTATGGTGGTACAACAGGTAGTTATGCAAATAATAGATGGCACCCTGTAGTTCGTATCGGAAAATTAGACGGTATGCTGGATGCCAGCGGCAACGCTGTTAAAATTAATGGCAACGATGTGACTGGCTGGGGGTTATATACTGATAATGGCTATTTCTCTGGCACTGTAGTAAGTACAAGTGGCAAGATCGGCGGTTGGACATTAGGAACCAGCGCTATCTATTCAGGCACAAATTCTATGACGTCTACTACTGCTGGTACTTATATTGGTACAGGTTCAACGGCAACAAGTGGTATCAGGAATTACGCAAGTGCTACTCAATATGTTAATATTTCGCAAGGTAAAATTACAGCATTGGGTGTTGATTTAACAGGTAAGATTACAGCTAATAGTGGTACTATTGGTGGATGGAATATAGGTACAGATTCATCAAAATCATTATGGTATGGTGGTTCTGGAGTCACTATTGCAAATCCCACTTTATTACTTTCAAAAGGATTATCAATTAGTGCAGCTAATGCAGTTGGTAGTGCCCCAGCTAATACATCGTGGATGTTGAAAGCAAGTAATCAATTCGGAGTTACGACAGCAGGGAAATTATATGCATCTGGTGCGGATATTAGTGGAAATACTGTAATTGGTGGAAATACTTCAATTAGTGGTAATGCGACAATTGCTGGAACTGTAATGATTGGCGGGTCAAAAACTGCAGCGACAGTATTAAGTGATATTGATGATGCCGCTAAGACAGCTACGAATTATTTAACCGACATAACAAATGGGGGTCTATATGTTCACTCATCTGACACCCCGTCCGATTCGACAGATCCAGATGCTAAAGGTGTAAAGATAACAGATCAAGTAGAAATCATTCGGGATGGTGATCCCTCGGCAATTTTTGGGGAAAGTGTTATTATTGGTAGGAATAACAATTCTCGTGTATATATATCCCCTAATCAATTAGAAATGGTAAATTCTGAGGGCCTTGTATCTTTTAAAACATACACTCCAACTTCATCTTCATCAAGTGTTAAAACGGTTTCATATACATATAGTGATAGTGAGTATTTTGATAATAGAAATGATTTGAAAACTGGTGATGTCCTTTCATTTACCGTAAATCCTCCTCAGATGGAAAACGTAGTTTCGAATACAACTTTTGATATTAGTATACAATCAATAGTATCATATATTAAAGGCTCTGGTACTGGGACATATGAAGATATGATAGAATCAATGTTTCCTAATCATACGTCTTTGATGACATGTTCTTTTAATAAAAATGGCGAATCTCAAACATATACAAAGACTAATGTTGATTTAATGCGAAACAATGTAGACAGAAGATCTATCACTGGAAACTTCACAATCGTATATAATGGTGTGGATGAATTTACGGTATCAGTTGAATTAACTAAAATACTTGCTAGTGGTTATACAGCCAAATTTAATATCATTACATATTTTAGTCAATTAACTGGATCTGTTCTTGGAATTCTTCAACCAGCGACTATGGTCATTGGTGATTTTATGCCAATAGCTATGGCAGGCTCGGTTCAAATGTTTGCTGGCGCAGGTTCGCAAGTATTATCAAGTTCCGGAATACTTGCAGTTAATGGCATACCTGAAGGGTGGGTTCTTTGCGATGGATCAGCTATTTCAAGAACATACTATTCTGCGTTATTTGACGTTATAGGTGTTGCGTGGGGTGAAGGCGATGGTTCAACGACTTTTAATCTTCCTGATTTAAGGGGTAGGGGACCAATTGGCGTTGGCGAGGGAACAGGAGACGCTGTTTCAGACGTATTTTTAGGTTGGCTATTTGGTAGTCCACAGCTTCAACAGCATTTTCATACTATGAGCCATACTCACACTATGTCGCATACGCATGGAATGGCTCATACGCATAGTCATAGTCACGTAGCTTCGGGTTATATCAGCAAGAATGCACCAAGCGGATCAGTCAAAGCCACACCATGTGGACGAACAAATGAGAATCGGGACGGAGTCTATACAACAGATACAGATGCCACAGCTTCAAGTAAATCTACGACTGATGGTCCAAGCGCAACGAATACTGGCGGTGCAAGCACTGGATACACCAGTAATGCATGCATTGGCACTACTTCGCTTTATAGCCCTGCCGAAGGTTCGTGGGGGAATGTTCAACCTTCTGCGGGTGTTCACTTTATAATATGTACCGGACGATTATAAAAAAGAAACCCAAAATGAAACCACTCAAAATATTAGTTTAACATCCTAAAGAATTCGCGATTGACCAGTGAACCATTTAACATTATAAAACTATACATCGTAGTCAATAAATGGTATAGAACAGCGTAAATAAATCAATTCAAAGGAGGTATCAAATGTCCTCAAAAACAACAACCCAACTTGCCAAAGAAGTTCTTGCTGGCAAGTGGGGTAAAGACGAAGAACGAAAACAGCGCCTGACTAAAGCAGGTTATAATTATTACGAAGTTCAAAACAAAGTAAACGAACTTCTCAAAACTTCTTCCTATCTAATCAAATTTAATGCAAATGGTGGCTCTGGCTCAATGGAGACAGTTCTCGCCTTAGAGGGGGAAAAGATTGTACTACCCAAAAACAAATTCAAACGCACAGGCTATAAATTTGTTGGATGGGCAATTAAAGCAAACAAAAATACCGTTTCAATGGCACCTTTCCAAATTGGTAAGGTACGTTATAGAAACGGCGCAACAGTAAAAGACCTCGGCAATATCACACTTTACGCCGTATGGAAAGGCGACGGTGCCAAAGCTGCTTGTGATTGGGCAATTCGTATCGCCAATGACGATTCTTTTAGCTACGGCAAAAAACCCTATGCTTCTCGGTGTGGATGCTATTTTTGCAAAACAAACGGAGCGAAAAAGAAAAAGGCAAAAAAAGCAGGTTATTACTCCGGCGCCAAATGGGACAAAACCTACGTATGCTGCACGTTTATCAACGCAGCCTATGCACATGGCGCCAATGATAATATATTCCTTGATCCAGAGAAAAAAGGATCAATGTATTTATCTGGTGACTCTAAGATTGCAATTAATAAACAGAAAGGACACCTCAGATATTTAGGAAAACCTAAAAAATCCGACTTAAAACCAGGTGATATACTTATTATCAATGGACTGCATACATCCATGTATATCGGCGGCGGAAAGTATATACAAGCATCGAGTAATCAAAGCAATCCTTTTGGCTCTGGGACAATCGCAGTTGCAACCTTAACAGATAAAGTATATAAAAGATACGACGCGGTTTTCAGAGTTAAATAGTCATAAATAAATCATATATTTGATGGCGAGATCGAGAGGTCTCGCCTTTTTATTTTTAAAAGAAAGGAGAGTAATCATGGATTTAAGAACAAGAATTTCGACAATTATTGCGGCAATCGCATATGCAAATGTGATCTTTGCGCAGTTCGATCCGGCAGTTCTTGAGGGATATCCGAAGCTGCAGATGATTTATCAGGTATTTAGTATGGTATTCGCTGGTGCTGCTTGGCTAAACTCTCACTATTTCAATCAGAATTTTACGCCGGAAGGCATCATGGGTACGGAGCATACACGTTCTCTCAAGCGCGAATTTAAGGGGGAATAAGGTATGGCAACAGCTCAAGATGTTTTAAAAATTTGCGCAAAAGAAGTTGGCGTTAAAGAAAGTCCTGCGAATTCTAATAACGTCAAGTATAATACTTGGTTCTATGGACATAAGGTAAGTGGCAGCGATTATTCCTGGTGCGCCGTACACCTCGACTGGTGCTTTGAAAAGGCCGGTGCTGGAAAGTTATTCCCGCATAACGCTAACGCTGCGTATTCGCAAGATGAGATCGTATCCAAATGTGGCGGCAAATGGATTATGAAGAAGAATAAATCTTCAGCCACACGTAAAGCCGCACTTAGCAAATATAAACCGGGAGATATCGTCACGTTCGATTTCGGCGCTTACGACGCTTGGCGCGACCATATTGGAATTATTAGATCCGTTAATATCGCTGCTGGCACAGTCCAATGTTATGAGGGTAACACATCTAAGAATGGTTCTCAGTCTAATGGTGGCATGGTATGTCTGAAGACGCGTAGATACAGCGATATTTGCGCTTGCGTACGTCCTGCTTATAGTGGATCAAGCACTACAAAGACAGAACCTGTAAATAAGAGTGCCGAAGTATCTATGCCGGAAGTATCCATCACGGAGAAAATTACCAAGAGAAGAGCTGTGGATGTGAGTGCATGGCAAGGAAAAATTTCATATAATAGCTGGCTGAAAGTAAAAAAGGCTGGTTATGACACATGCATTCTACGGACAAGTTACACCTCACAAAGCTCCTTCTCCCTTGCTAAAGACAAGGTATTTGAAAATAATATTAAAAACGCTATCGCTGCTGGCATGAAAATTGGCGTATATCATTATTCACAGGCTGTTAACGTAGCAGAAGCTGAGAAAGAAGCGAACTATACGCTAAAAATTATTAATCCGTATAAGAGATATATCAATGAACCTGTTGTCTTTGATGATGAATTTGGCGAAAGATGGAGCGCCAGTAAAGCAAAGAAACTTGGTAAGAGTGGGACGAATAAACGTTGTAAGAAGTTCTGCGATATCGTAAAGAAGGCTGGATATGAACCGATGGTTTATGCTAACCGTAATATGTTTGATACATATCTTGACGCCGCAGAATTAAAGAAGCTGTACAAAGTATGGCTTGCGCAGTATTCCACTTCAACATCTTTCACAGATATGTATATGTGGCAGCACTCGTCGTCTGGTAAAGTCAGTGGTCTATCTGGCAATATTGATGTAAACAAGATTTACGATACAACAGTTAAGAAAATTATTCTGCATACTCCAAACGGAAAGCTATATACTGGCAAATTCCCTACGGCCATGATCTATAAGAACCATGGAACAAAGGCGAATATTAAGGCTTGGCAGAAATTCCTTAACTTCACATTTGGGAAAATGGTATGTGATCCAGATGGTGACTTTGGGAATATTACAAGAGAATACACATTGAAATTCCAAAATGCGTTTGGCTTGGAACAAGATGGCGTAGTCGGAGATGAGACGATTAAAATGGCTAAAAGGGTTAAGAAATAGTAAATGTTTTTAATTATAGTTGTTGGCCTTCTTGATATATCATAGTCATGATTCAAGAGGGTCACAACTATTAATTGGACTCAGGAAACCAAATATTGACATTGTAAATATATTACAGTATAATGTTCCTATCTAAAGGAGGGGGCGCCATGAAAGCGACAGGAATCGTCAGGAAAGTTGATAACTTAGGCAGGATTGTAGTGCCGATCGAATTACGCCGGAGTCTTGGCATAGAAATTCGCGATGATCTTGAAATTTTTGTGGACAATGAAAGCATCATCCTGCAAAAGTATTCACCTGCCTGTCTCTTCTGTGGTGAATCTGGAGAATTTGTAGAGTATAAAGGTAAGCGGATCTGTCGAACCTGTCTCGATAATATCAAGGCTGCCGAGCAGTAGCTACCACCCTTTATTTTTTACATTTATATTTTTGGTATCTTTACAGCTTTCATTTTCATTTTATTCGCGACGGTCACATAAGTGTTTAGTGTGACCTGTATATTACTATGCCCAAGTAGTTCAGATATTGTCTTTGCATCTATACCCTGTTCGAAAAGCACAGTAGCATAGGTGTGGCGTAGGCAATGTGCCCCTACCCCATCCATATTTTCCGTAATATTAGCGGCTTTACAAATCCTATTAAATGTCTTAGTTAATTCCACTGGAGGCAGTACTGTTCCATGGACCGTAGAAATGATAAGATTACCATGGAACATTTTAGACATCTCAGTCAACATTTGAAATGCCGTGTCGTTTAGCGGCACATATCTACCCGAATCCCATTTGGTGGTATTCTCTCTGATAACTACCTTGTATTTGCCGTCTATTTTAAGCGAGGCGGCGCTATTCCGTACTTGGATGTATCTTTCATCCAATTTGACATCTTCGTAGCTTAGAGCGCACATTTCGGACTCTCTGATGCCAGTGTTCATCATGAAGATCATGGCTGGGCCATATCTGTAAACGTATGAACCATTCTTATATTTACGCAAGGCTTCCTTGTAAAACCGTTCGCGCTCATTATTCCATTCATCGCTGCGTAAATATCGCGGCTCATTATTCTTCTGGTCGAATTTGCTTTTAGCAATCATAGTCACGGCAATCATTGGATTATCTTTTGGCAGAATATCGCCGCGAGATATGGCATATTTATAGCAGCCATTAAAAGCCTCAAATATCTTCTTGACGGATGAGTATGATATGCCATTATCATATGCGTCGTTTAGTCTCTGCTGAATCATATCGGCGCTTAAATTATTAAACTTCACTTTTTTGAAATATGGCTTGATGTGTGTATCAACTGTACTTTCAATCCGTCGATATGTCGTGCTGCTTACAGAGGCTTGTTTATATTTTAAGAACTGATTAAAGTAAGAATCTACGGTGACGTTTGGATTGATCAATACCCCGTTTTCTTGCTCACGCTGAAATTCATCTTGTAAATCTTTGAGCGTTTGATTTGCTTCTCGTTTGCTCGATACTTTTCTTCTCTTCTCTTTGTTACCTTGGCGGAGACGCACCAAATAAGTTCCGTCCTCTAATTGTTTAACCGATCCGGTTCCCTTTCTTCTACGTTGTGTCATAATATTTATACCCCCTATTTGATATGTATATTATAACACAAAGAAACCCCTTATAATACCCCTTATGAAACCCCTTATTCTGTCGTGAAATTATCGTTGAAATCCCAACGTTTTACATTTTATATAGTTTATGTATATTTTATTGATATAAAAAGAAAATCCCCAAAGCATTGATTTTTCAACGTTTGGGGAGTCTTTCTTGTGGAGGCGACACCCGGATTTGAACCGGGGAATAAAGGTTTTGCAGACCTCGGTAGCTAAACATGTATTGCTGTAATTGCAATGCCTTCAGCGCCTCATTTGTGTTCGTCCCCTTATAAACCCCTTATGTTGTCGCGAGATTTGCACGGGTTTTTCTGAACACCTTACGTAGTATACACTTTAGGGGGGTTCATTGTCAACCCCCCTTATTTTTTTAGTTTTTGTCTAGTTTCTTTTTAAATTCTTCTTCTTTACCTATCAGTTGCGCTAGACAGTTGCCTAGTCGCTTCACATCTTTCTCTACTTCGCGATAGTCTTTAATGAATTTTTCAAATGTATCCGCTTGACTTAGCTTGGGTTCTCTAATTAATAGTGCGTCAAGCAGATGGTCAATTTTATGATAGTAGCCTATGTAGTCCAAAATCGGCCTACCATCGTTATCTCTACGTCCAGTATCTATAGCAAGCATATACTGCCTCGAATCAGACGTAATAATATAGTTACTGTCAGCAATTTTTATTTTCAATTACTTCAACCTTTCCACGTTAACTTGTCTAAATTTGCAATAATATAATCTACGGATTCTTGCGTCAATCCAGGCCCCATATGAAAATAATTTTCATCTTGCGTACAATACCAATATGATTCAAGGTGCCATTTATCATACATGAAATCCTCATCGTCAAGAATCAAAATTTTATCTACACCCAATTGATAATATAGATAATCTGATATTTCTTGGGCGCGGCGATGCCAAACGATTTTTGGTGTTTGTTCCGACAATTCTAACCCATATTCAGCTAATTTCTCATACAAGTATTGACCCATTTCTGTCGGTTCATTTCCATTACGCCATTCAGAACGCCAAGTTGATGCGAGCACCAACTCAGCGTCCATAGCGTCGACAATTTGCTTTAATAAAGCAACCTTTGTGCTTTCTATGCCAACATATCCACAGATTCTATCTGGTGTGCTGTCAGTATTTAGCACACCGTCAATGTCTAAAAAGATAATATTTCTCATGGTAATAGTCTCTTAAATTCACTTAAATCGTGATCTCGACTGTAATATTCAACGATATCTTCTCGCTCCCAACAATGGTCGCACATTTGTTGAAAAAAAGAACTGTTCATGAATTGCTTAGCGATACAATATAGTAGGCCAAGTTCTGGATCATATACATCATCGTCTTGACACCTAGCAACCGTTTTTGTTCCGTCTTCCCAGAATACGATAGTAGCCGGGTTATTATATATCACTCTCTGAATCTTATTCCATCTAGTTAAATCGTGGCCGCTATAGAAAACTGAGTCAGGTTGCACTTTAATTGATGTTTTAGTTTCCATTTGTACCACCTACTTTCCGGAACTGCCAAGTGCACCGTCACCGCGCTTAGAGTCGATAGTTGAGTATTCATCCTGCGAGATTTGTTCTATAATTAGTTCTGGAACAGGAAGGAAAAGAGCCTGCGCAATCGCCTTCTCATAGGGGTAAATCTCCATGCTATCAACATCGAATTGCACCCTAAATTCATCCATCCAGTCTTCCTTAACGATTGCAATATCATAATTATTATGGTTCGTAATTGGCACAAACCATTCGCCGCGATAACCTGAATCGATAATGCCAGAGCGCTGCCCGATGCCACGCGTACCAGTTGATCCACGCTCTTTAAGTACAGCAACATATTTCTTGTTAAATGCGCTCTTAATCCCAGTTGGAACCATCACGGTCTTATGAGACTTAATAATAATCCAATTATCATCAAAAGTAGCGTATATGTCATATCCTGCATCTTCATCATTTTTTTCTGGCATCATTGCGTCTTGACTCAATAGAGCGAACTTTACCATATGATTCTCTAACTTTTGCTTAGCATGCTTATAAAAAATAATCGCCCAGACAATAACACAAATTATACCAACTCCAATGCCAAACTGACTGTGATCGTATAGCGCTATCCATATCGTCAGCATAAAGATGATGAAGATAAATAAATACCCAATTATGTAAGATATCCATGTGTTAGTTATGAATGGGTTAATGCTTCTCTTTTCCTTATATTCGTCCATCCCTAATCCTCTCTATAATGTCTATCGTTAACATCGTAGAGAACACCGCCATTTTCCATGCGATATACTCCCTTTTTGTCTGTAGGCTCGATTTTAAGCGATTTTATATCGGCCACATGATTAATGTATTGGCGCACTTCTTCTAATTCTTCGTATGTTGCGCCACGAATCAGATTTTCTATTTGTAACAATAATTCGCTCATAAAATACCCCTTTTATGCCAATCGCTTTATAACTTCATATAATACTTCAAAGGCGGCTAATTCTTGTTCTTTGGTATATTGATTATGCCAACACCATTCTTTGAAATACTTATAATCTAGAGCATCTGATTCTTGATTATGAATTCGCTCAGTGGCTAATATGTATCCACAGGCGAACATAGCCGCCATCAGTATGACGGCTATGCATGCATATACGAATACTTGACCCATTAGTCGCACCTAGAAAAGCCGCATGATTTGCAAATATTGCAGCCACCTTCAAATACTAATTCAGCACCGCATTCTGGACAAACTGGTTTGGTTGTATTTGCAGAGTTAGCTGACTCTTCTGGAACGCATTCAATTTCTTCATCGAGCAAATCACTGTCAATCAATCCTAATTCTGCTTGCATTTCTGTCCACATATCCTTTAAGGCGTATCCAACGGCAATCGGACAACAGGAGCCTATGCTTGTATCATGTTTTGTCGCTCTTCTTACCGCGTAAGATGGACATACCCCGCAAGAATTGAGTTGGTCGATAATAGTGTCTATATCAACTCCAGCCCTTGCAGATAATGAGATCATCCGGCTCATTGCCGTCATGTTATTGGCACATCCGCCAGTAGACCCACGGCTTAAATATGTTTCACATAAATCTCCAGTAATCGGATCAAAGAATGCCGTGCAATGCAGACTACCGCAGCCAGTTGTTAACTTGCGTTTCTTACCGACAACATCGTCATCTGCAATAACAATATCTCCACGATGCAATACGCTAGTATCATTTTGGGCTTCTTCCATTTCCTCTTTTGGTGTTGCGTTAAGTATACCTACCCGCCTACATCCATCGCGGAATACTGTAATTCCTTTTAATCCATTTTTCCATGCTTGTATGTATATCTGTTTTACATCGTCAACTGTTGCTGAATTTGGAAGATTAACGGTTGAACTAATGCTGGCATCAATATGTTCTTGCCACGTTGCCTGCATATGGATGCGATCTATGGGCTTAATTTGAGATGATGTAATAACGTAATCTGGGAAATCTTCATCTGTTTTGCCGCCAATAGCATCTAGTAGCTCTTGTAATGCTTTTGGACGCTCAACGTAATCTACATCTTCACCATGTAATGACTTAGTGGTGCGTATCCAACTCGTATTAAAATATGGTTCAATCCCGCCACTAACCTGTAGCATGGTTGAGAGAGTGCCTGTAGGTGCAATAGTAAGAATTTGTGAATTATATAGCCCATTTTCTCGAATATGGTTTAATTGATCTTTATCAAGTAATGCTTGCAAGAAAGGGGACTCTGCTAATTTTGCTTTATCGCATGCCGGCTACGGCCCGTGCTCCTTAGCCATGTCGCATGATTTTTCAACAGCGATGCGAGCTAACATGCTTGATATGTTTTGGCATATCATCAATGATTTCTCACTACCGTATTTCACACCTAGTTTAACGAGCATATCTGCGATACCAAATACGCCTAGCCCAATTTGCCTCCAATCACGTACTGCATCTCGTTGAATTTGAAGTGGGTGAAGCGGCAATCCTTCGTCTAGAACATCGTTTAATGCTTGTACCGCTATACGTACTGTTTTCACAAACGATTTCATTTCAAAGTACGCATGGTCTGTGTATGGGTCTTTGACGAATTCTGATAAGTTGATACTGCCAAGTAGACAACTTCCTCCAGGCGGCAATGGTTCTTCCGCACATGGATTTGTACCAGCATACCTGAATTTTGGGTCTTCACTAACCATATTCCAGTTGCTTACGGTATCCCAGAATAGCATCCCAGGTTCACCCATATCCCAATTCTGATATGCCAACTTATTAAAAATCTCACCTGCTTTTACAGTCTTTTCAATACCTTCGTCTACCTCGTCTCTCCAATGAGATAAAGTAAACGGTTGATCGTGAATGGCTGCTTGCATAAAATCATCTGTAACTCTAACAGATATATTAGCCGTGGTTACCTTATCAAGATCAGATTTTACATCGATGAATTCTTCAAGGTCTGGATGATGACAATCCATAGATAACATCAACGCTCCACGGCGGCCATTTTGACCTATCAGCCCTGTAGTCATCGCATACAAATCCATGAATGAAACAGCCCCACTTGTTGTCTTGGCTGTGTTATTAACCCTTGCCCCTCGTGGTGCTAAGTTGGATAAATCAATACCAACACCGCCACCATAACTAAAAGTTCTTGCAAGTTTACCAGCCGTATCGTAAATAGATTCAATGTTATCCTCCGGCTCTGGCAGCACATAGCAATTACTATATGTCACCTTAATGCCGTCTTTATATAAACCTCTATTTGCTAATATCCTGCCACCAAATAAAAATCTCTTTGCTTTTATCTCTTCCCTTAATTCTTCATTTCCATTACTTATTCTATCCAACCATTCATCAAAACTCTCATCATTATATTGATACTTTCCGTGCCAGATATCTCGTCCTATATCATTATTCTCTCCAAGCCATTCTTCAAGCCTCAATTTCATCCTCACTTTCTAGCCAAGCTATAGTAGTAATAAACTTATATGCTTCTTCCCAGTTATGCACTCTGATTGCACCAATACCAGATTCATCACACCACCGATTATGTGGTCTATCAAATAGTAATTTGGCACATCCAGAAGGCATTGCACAGAGGTTTTCCGGGTTATCGTCTAATATCAAATCTACATTTATGATTTCTTTTGAGGCAGTTAATACCATTCTTCTATCATCAACAAACGGAAAGTGTTGGAAAAACCTACGCATCTTAGCCGCAGCCGTATCTGGATATGTAGCAGTAACTATATATGTTTCAATATCATCATGCTCATTGATTAATTTCCACAAATATTCAACCGCGTCATCTATTGGATCAACTGTCTTCCAGAAATCACTCTGATGTAAGATATAAAATAACGTATCCCTATTACCCTTTTTAATATACTGGGCGATATCCCATGACTTAACATCTTCTGTGGTGACATCATCACCAGTAATTTCGTTATGACGTTTAAGCCATGCCGTTGTAGTTTCTAATAACACGTCGTCAACGTCAATTCCAATTCTCAATGTCAACACATCACCTCCTATTCATCAGCCTCGTTTTGCTCTGACTCTTTATAGTGTTTTAGCGCCATATTGGTCATGCTAGCAAGCATTCGGGCTGTTTTATATACATTTGCAACTACAATTGCCAATTCTTCTGTGGCATCAATATGTATTTGGATTAAGTCTTCTACGCCACGAAATTTTACTTTATCGTGCCATAAACGGCGTGTGATATTTAATTTAGAATCACCACGTTCTTCCATCCTTTTTTTGAGCGTTTCATCATCAGCCCACAAATAAATCGGAATAACGATTTTTGGGCCAGGATAATTCTTGCGAAAATCTCTTAATCCGTCTGGATCAATAATATATATATCCGCTTCATTAACCTGTTCAGCCGTAGCACAATATCTATATCCATCGAATTTGGTGTATGCGCAAATATCTCGCAGATTATCAAATTCGTCTTCTGTAATAAATGTATGGCCAGTTTCATCCTCGCTGCGCTTTGGGCGGGTTGTGTAGCTTTGTAGTACCTTCCATTCGAAGTATCTCTCCAATTCCGAGCATACACTCGTTTTACCGCAGCCGGATTTGCCAACTAGTAGTACGATAAAATCTTTGTCCAAGTATTAACACTCCTCTAACATGTAATCCCTGTGATACATTAGAATGATTGGGGCATCACCATATAAATATGGCAGCGCTCGAATCGTGTTATAACTGATGAATTCAACGGCATCTTCATAAGACATTTCTTCATCATCCATCAGTTCCTGTACCATTAAATCCCAATCGTATATCACTCTATCATCCGCAGATAATCCTATAATTGACGCATCAAATGACGGATTATCCATCACAACCACGTCATCGCCGCCAAATTCAGCGATAATCGACCGCAGTTCATAATCAATCATTAAGACACATCTCCTTAAAAAGTGGCAAAGATTCAATCCACTTACAGATTTCGTGCCATTCTGACAATCTATGGTTTTTACGAGAATGATAAATGTTTAATAGTACTTCGTAATTTACATGCCATGTAAACCGGTAATTATAACTAGATGGGATTAATTGGCGCATTGCGCGAAAATAATCATAATCTCCCGTTTCGATATATTGCTTACGCAGATAATTGATCTGTGCAATAATTGCACACCAGAGCGAACGATTCGTGCAACTTTTATCGTCAATCGTGAAGTCATCCATTGTGAAATCGCGCGATGCTCCTTTATGTTGTAATGAACAAGAGTTGCGAGTAGTACCAACTTTATATGTATCAAGCTCATTTGTGATATAGTTTGGTGCTTCTATATCTACCCAAACATCTATCATACGAAGGAATTTACGGTGATCACCACCAGCCTTAATCAACTTTTTCATTAAGGCGAGGTCATTCTTACCTATATAAAAGCTTTTATCTTGATAATAACTGTCGCTTTTACCCCATGATTCGTGTGGGTTTCGCATCCCGCGAATAGCGGGAGCAAAACCAGACACGCTTGTGTTAAAAATCTTCAACTATTCCTCTTCCTCTTTTTCAGTATTTTCATCTTCAGTAATGGCATCTTCGTTTAATGCCGCCTCAAGATTTGTAAGCATCTGCAGTGCATTACTCAGATGGACTACACTATCACCTTTAGTCTCAACATTCATTAGTTCCTGTTTACTTGCTGTAACTACGTCTAAAATCGTTACCGCCATTATTCATCACTCCCATCTAATCCAATGTTTTTAACGTATAAGTTATTTGCATATATTAATTTGCTTGGTTTTTCAACTGTGTCACCGTTTGGTAATTCTAATAGTTTTTTCCCGCGCATTTCTATTTTCATCGGACGGCTATCCTGTGCAACGTTATTGACTAATTCTTGGCATTGCATCATAACCATCTGCTGTGGTCCGTTAAGATGCTGTGTGCCAACTTTTGTATCACCAATCGTGATATCCACATCTAAATCAAACATCTCTATGGTGCCGCCAAAATTAAAGTTAATCATTCAAGAAACGACATAGCCTCCATCTGTTTCTGTAATTTTGCTAAGGCTTCCATTTTGTCTTTTTGCTCACGTTCTTTATTGCGAATCACGTAATCAAGAATACACGCAAGAACATATCCATTTAAAGCCTGTTCATGTTCGTCTCGTGCCTCCCAAACTGGCACCGCAAAACCATCAATGAGCAGATCTAATTCTTCTTCTGTAAAGATATAATTACGACTCATTATGTAACGCTCCTTCAATTCGTTCTTCTGCTATTGAAAAATAATTTGCATCAAGTTCATAGCCTATAAAATTTCGATT